CAGCAGCCACCAGCGGACACCAGCAGCCACCAGGCACGGCGGGCCGCGCCGCGCCGCCGGACGCGGCCACCGCCCGGGCATATATCACCGCCGGACGGGGTCCCAGGGGGACGCGTCCCACGTAGCGAGGCGCGGGGTTTTCATCGTGAATCGGGCAAAAATCCTTTGTTTCAATTCCAAATTATCAGATTGTTATTCAGTTTTGAAGGGAATACAAAAAAAGGCAACCGGATTCCGTCCGATTGCCTTTATATACTTTATGTATTGTCCTTTCTACATACGTTTCCTTTTAGTATCTTTGCTAAAAATAAAAAATCTATGAAGAAAAGAAAATTGATTTGCACCATTGTAGGAATAATTTTAGGAGCTCCTTTAGGTTTGGTGATAGGGTATATATTAAGGAAGTACATACTGCTGTTACTGCAATAGTCAGTATGGTATGACTGTCTTTTATTATTGAAAGGATTTTTGATATGACTTCAAGTCTTTTCATCTTAATGTCTAACCGTTGGTTAGAGTGTATCTTTCTGATATATTTACTTATTCCTAAATTTATAGCTACCTCACCATTGGAAGACAAGCATATCCATGATTTTGAGCGATAAATAAGCTTATAGTCTTCTATCATTCGGCTTATCACAAAAGTACTTTCTAATTGATTGAAAGAATTATCTACACTCTCAAGTTTATCAAGAAGGTCACTTTCCCTTATATGTCCATTTGATTCTTTTAATACTAAAAGTATTTTTTCTGCTATAATGTTTTGCTTCTCATTCATATCTTAAAAAAAATCACATCTTCATGCCGTGCGCCCACAGAGAACCACTCTGAATCCGATTTTACGGATTACACGGCATGAAGATGTGACTTATAGTTCTTTATGGGCATTACAAATATACAATTTCTTTTTTATGATAATCTGTTTTGTGTGAAATTTAATTTTTCACAGAGTCAATTCAATAGATAGAAGTTTGTTACCTATTTCTACTATTGACATATTGAAAAGAGTTATTTCTTCATCCTTAAAACGATACTTCTCAGGACATGACATTCTCTTTTTGTACCATGTAATATTTTTCCCAAGTTTATTGATGTAAATGTAAGGCATACATATCACCTTGGATAACTCTTTTATTTGAGATACAATTTTCTGACGAGATTCTATAATGTCATCCGATTCTACACTAGAGATTCTAGTAGACAACAGCTTCTCACCTATTTCCTTAAAAACTGTATTTAACAAATCTATATCTGACTGTGAAAATCCCTTGGATGTAGTTGTTGTTGTTTCATGATTCATTTTATGATAAATCCAACTACTTGATTTCCCAATATAGTCTGTCACATACTTAAACTTAATCATTTCCGCTATCATCGGTAGACCTTGATTAACCGATACCTTAATTTTTTCTGTTTCCATCTTGCTATCTTTCTTTTTCCAGTGCAAATATAGTACTTTTTTCTTTATTATGGAAATAGTTTTCAGAAAACATTTTCACATAAAAAAAGAGGCACCCTCACGGGCACCCCTCTCTCAACAAAAAAAGAAGACTGAAAGATTTTATGTAAATCCGCCACCTCCCTCGTCAGGGTCTGTTCCTCCCTGCTCGGTTCCTCCACCCGGTTCAGGTTCCTGTCCGGCTGTCTCCTCTTCATCGTAATCTTCCATCGTAGTGACAGACATTCCTTCAAGCATCTGCTTGAAACGCTTGCCGGGATAGAAAAGGATTTTCTTTCGGGTGACGTTTTCGGCAGTCACATCGTCGGCAGTGGCTCCCGTCTTTGAGTTGAAGGTAGGCTTGAAAGAGCCGAAGTCGCCCAGCTTTACGGGCATGCCGTAGTTCATGAACACAATCATACGGTCGATAAGCGCTTCGAGCACCGCTTTTGTCTGCGAACGGTTCACACCGCACGAGTTGCTCACTTCATTAAGAAGGTCGTCGAAAGTGACGGGTTGCTGACGTACCGGCTTGATGCGGTAAACCTCCGGCTTGTCTTTCTTGAAGCCGAGGGTGATTTTCTGTTTTTCGTAAACGATTGCCATAGTTTAATGGTGTTTTTAAGGTTTGTACTACTTGTCTTTCGACAACTCTAAATTACCTCCCAGACCGACCGTTTTTGAAGGACAAAAAAACACTACTGAAACTGGCTTTTGAATCGTGCGCCAGCAACCTCTAAAGTGGTTTGCGGCAAACCTCTCGAGCGATATGCAGCAAACCTCTCAAGTGGTTTGCTGCATTTGTTTTGAGTGGCCCTACAGGCTATTGTGGAGGGGGTGCGCAGAAACGTAGTTTCCCATCATCATAAGAAGGGTTTTCTGGCCGCTCGTGTCGGACGAAAGGAAGTCCACAATCTCCTTGAAAAGTGAGCGCGAGCACTCGCGTTTCACACTGACCAGATAACCGCTGCCGAGCAGACTTTCCAGCTCACGGCGCACGGTGTGTTCGGGCATGAAGTCCTCGTATTCCACATAGGCCAGCACGCCATGGCGTGTGACGGTAAACATAATGCTGTGTCTTATTTCTCCAAAATAGCCGTTTATGGCCTTTCTTGCTTCGCGCTTTTTCATAGGTAGCCTCCTTTCTGCATGATGATGCGTGAAAAGAACTCGTATCCCTCGCGTGTGATGTAAGGTGTGTAGTATTTCACTCCGGAACCGGTGGCGCTGGAGTGTGCGGCCAGTATCAGTCCGCGCTTTGTGCTTTCTTCGGAAGGAGCGTTGTAACATTCGGGTGTGGAAAGCAGCCATCCTTCACGGCGAAGGAAGTCGAAAAGGCGTGCCGTGCGTACCACTATCCCGTTTTCACGGCTCATGGTGCGGGCCATCTGCCGCACAAGCATGGCATCGCGGAAGCGTGTGCGTATTTCACTGACGGTGTAGCATGGGATGTCTTTTTTTGCGTAGAACGGATGTGTGGTAGTTTCGGGATTCTTGTTTACAGGCGTGACGGAACCGCTGTCGCCTGAAAGATAATTCTGTATCATCTGTTCAAGCCTTGATATGCGCTGCTCAAACTGGCTTTGTGCAGTTCCTGCCGACAAGGTTTCTTCACGTTCAAGACGATATTTAAGGTAGGAAATACGGTCTTTCTTGTGCTGAAGCATGGAAATGGATTCGGAAAGCTCTTCTTCTATTTCTGTGAGGAGTCCGGAAAGATTGTCTACACTTCCATGAGTGTTTTCATTGCATGTGTAGTCGGTTTGCGTGGTTCGGGTGCTGACGGTTCCGTTCATCAGCAGTTCTTTAATACGGTCGTTGCACCAGATGGCAAATGCAGGACTTAGCCAGCGTGCAAATTCAAGGGCTACATCTTCGTGCATCCAGGTGCCTTGTAGCTTTTTGTCGTTTCCTCCTTTTGTAACTCTCACTAAATCAGCCGAACTTAAATTTCTAAGTTCGGATAATTGGGCTAAAAACTCTTTTGTTGATTGATTGTTTAACCAAAATATTGGTTGTTTACCAAAAGGTTTTGCCATTTGAGTGGCGTTTACCATAAGAGTTCCTCCTATCTGAAATGTGATAGGCGTTCCATTGTACTGAAAAATTTGATTTGTTGCCATATTGAACATTTTTGGCGTTATAGAACAGAAAAACGGCTGTTCATGGCCCGTCGTTCAACATACTTACAAAAGCAGTAGGGAGTGCATTAACAGTTCCCACGGGATTAAACAGCCGCTATATTTTAATGTATAGCTGTACAAGCAAACATAAAAAATGCCTGCTATTTGCAGACATCCGTCTGCTTTTGTATTTATGTTGAACATTGCAAATATACAACAAATATCACAAAAGCAAGCGGAAAGGGAGAAATAATCATTCCTCCCTTTTAATTTCTTGGCAAATGTAACAATTATAATTTGATTATCGCATTAAAATCGTACTTTTTCATAATCTATTATATTAACATCCTTATTCAGTAGCTAAATCTTCATCAGAAAAAATATCTTCAAAAGTAGTCATGCCTGGCTCTGAACGTAAAACATCGTATGCTAAAAGTACAGCTTTAATACCTTGTTTTTCGGGATACGATAAGTTTCTTAAATCTCCATATTCACCTAACAGTTGCATTTTTACTTTTTTCCCATCTGCCATTTTCCTCAAAAATGAAAGAAGTTCTTTATTCATAGGAATATCAATCCATTCCCAAACTCCATAGCCATCATTATCGGAATGTTTCTCTTTGTATTCGTCAAAATCTATGAATTTAGTGTTACCGTCATAAGATAAATAAGCAGATTTAAAGAATATCCAATTTTCTCCTGCGTATGACATTTTCAGTCTAAGCCATACGGCAGAAGAAGATTTTCCCATATAAATTGAAGTTCCACTTACATTATCATAATGCGTGAAATAGGGGTTATAATACCACGTTATTCCCTGTACGTCATCTACCCTTTTCTTTAATTTGGAAACGGCAGCCATCCGCTTCTTCTTTTCTTCTTCGGCTTTTTTTTGAACTGCAATTCTTATTTCAGAAATGACTTTTTCGACGGTTTTAATTTGGTCTGATTCCGGATGATACTTCTTCAGTTTTTTTAGAATATCAGATAATTTTATCGTATCATTTTTTGATTGAAGTTCCTCAATACCTGCACATAACTTTTCAGGAGAAAGTTTATATCCTTCCAGTTCTATATTTGCTGATTTTAAATTTTCTTTTAAATAGCGAATGGAATCCTGAAGAGCTTTGTTTGTTTCTGTGAGTTGCTTCAAACGGCTTTCCATATTCTTATCCTTGCATGATGGTATCAGAATAAAAATTCCAATAAACAGCAATACATACTTTTTCATTTTGCTTTAGAATCTAAATTTATTGTACATCAGTGTTTTCATGCTGCTTACTCATTCTAAACTCCGGAGCATTTCCATCAGTTCCTCTTCATGGATAATTCTTACTCCTGGCATTTGTGCCAGCTTTTCCATTTTGCTTGGGCCTGCTCCTTCTCCTACTATTGCCCATTCTGTAGATTTGGTTATACTTTTCAGATTGATTGCGCCAAACAGTTGCAATTTCTTTAAAAGCGCATTTCTGTTATTGGGGTATGACCGAAATTCTCCTGTCGTAATGATATGCTTGTGATAGAATGGAGTGTCTGTTCTTTGCAGCTTTTCGTCCGGAAGAAGTTCGTAAAGGCTTGAATCTTTTTTCTGATAACCCATAGCACTTACCGCATCAGGGTTTGGCTTTACTATTTCTCCACCCTGTACTTTCATATAAAGTTCTGCGCACGCACGTGCATCCTCCAGCGCGTTGTGGTGCTTTTTAAGTTCTATCCCAGCCGTTTTGCAAGATTCTTCCAGGCTTTTTCCTGTGGAATTGTACGTGTCGATGAATAAAGGCTGATACAATGTGCTGTCTGTTTTCCCGTAATAACGGCAAGCCTTTTCAAGTACGCTCTTTTCTGTTACGTGATTGTGCGCTACAATTTCACATCCTTCTGTAAACCATTCCATAAAAGGGAGAAGTTCTGCAAATGTAGGAGCATTGGCACACATTTCCTCAGTTATCCCATGCACATGGGTGTTTAGCGTTTTTCTTTCATCCGGGGCAGGCTTTATAAGTGAATAAAATTCCTGCACGATAACCTGATTGATTACCTTTACCATTCCAACCGCGCACGCAGTTTCATGATTTGGAGTCAGGTGCTCAAAATCAATAGTAACAAATTTATCCATAACTGTTAAGTTTAAAGTTCACCGCGAAAATAACTTTATTTTCCATTTTTGACAAACAAATACAAAAAAATCCCCTTCGCAAAACCATGCGGAGGGGAGTAAACGTCAGGCTTCGTATTCAGACATCACAGCGCAGAGCTCAAGCTGGCTCATGAATAGGCCGTAACGCTGCTGTATTTCCTGGAATAGCCGCTCGGAACAGTTTCGCTTGATACTGAGAAGAACGCTGGTGCCCAATAATCGTAGAAGGGCTTCCGTTACATGGTGTTCGCTCAGATAATCTTCGTATTCAATGTAAATTAATGTATTGCCATGAACGCTGAATGTGCGGATGCTGTGTGGCACGCTTTCAAAGTACAAGTCTATCACGTTTTAGTTTGAGGTTTCATTTTTATCCTCCTTTTTTGTTTTAAATAGTTGATTTATTCGTGTTCTTCCTTCGTGCGTATAAAGGCAGAGCGGCTGCATTTGCAAATTTATCAAATTTAAACAGATGTGCCCGACTTCGCAGCCGGGCACATTTGTCAATGCTTAAAAGCATACATTCCTGAAAACTCACTTCTTACCTTGTTCGAAAACATCGTAAACCACGGTGCCCGACTGGCAGAATCCTACCAGCCACGGTATGTATTCCACCCGGGGCTCGTCGTAAAACTCTTCATTCTCCAGGTCGAAGCGTATCTCACGGCGGAAGTTCACGCAGAAGTTGATGCGCTCTTCCGGCTGAAGCACGGGGAGGTCCATATATCCGCGATGATAGTTGATGAAAGCGCGGAGGGTGTCGAAGAATGCGGCATACTTCCGGTCGTCGTCCTTGTAGAGCAGATGCACGGAGAGGTCGAGGGCCACGTAACCCTCTTTCACGTCAATCCCAATCAGTTTCTCACGTATCATTTTATCTATGGTGTCAAACCGTGACAGGTATATGGCTGCGGCATTTTTCTTCTTCCTGCTGAAAAGTGCCTTGATAAGTCTGCGCATTTTCATGGCTGTAATATATTAAAATTGTTGCATTACACGCAAAAATAGCTAAAATTCGGTAGAAAATATAAAATCAATGACAATTATAAATTATTTTTCCTTATATTTGCATTGTGTTTTAAAACTCTCACTTCACCCCTGTCCGTCTTCCCTGAAGCGGGCGGGGGTCATCGTTTCTATCAGGGCTATTCTTCTTCGCCCAATTCGTCTTCTTCATCGTCGCCATCGTCTGCCGGACGCTCCATCATGCGGCGGGCTATGAGGGCTTTCATGCTCACCAGTCCGGTGCGCACTTCGGCTTCTTTGTCGTGCGTTTCTTCGGCAGTGCAGATTTCCTCGTCCACATGCCAGCGGACGCAGAACAGGGCGGGATGTCCGTCGTAGGCCGTCTGCATGGCGAATCCCCTGCGCTCCAGTTCCACCAGATACGGCGGAAGCGGGTCGGGCATCTTCGGAATGGGCCATGCCTGGAAGTATTCACGGATGCGGCGCACGGTAAACACTTCGTCGGCATACTCCTCACGCTCCACCGGCTTGTAGGTGTCGGTAAAGGCATCCACCAGTTGCATCAGCGCTTTGGGCGGCTGCAGGGCCGGGTCCTGATATTTCAGTTTCTTCTTGCTCATTCTTAATTCTTCATTCTTAATTCTTCATTCTTAATTAAGCCGACATCGGCATACCCACGCCTATCATGCGGCCCGATCCGTAATAGCGCACACCGATTACCAGCGTGTCGAATGCGTCGCTCAGGTCTGTACGTGTACTCAATTCTGCCTCGATGTCGTCCACTTCCTTCGATACGCGGTTCTTTTCCTGGCTCTTGTCTTTCTCAAAACCGTTGCGCCCTTCCTTCACACGTGCATTCTCCATGGAGGCAATCAGATACTCGTTGTTCTCCTTATTGATGCGAAGGAACGGGCGCTGAGTGCCGGCAAAACAACCGTTCAGGAACTCGTACTTCTTGTTGTGGCTCATGGGCCGTCCCATGGGTACTTCGATGACGTTCCATCCGTGACTGCGAAGCACTTTCTTTACGATGTTGTAGAAACGGGTTTCTTCGTGGCGCTCGCTGGCGTAGGCGGCTCCCTGCTTGGCGGTGTCGTCGTAGTAGAAAATCACGTCGCGGCAGGTCAGGCGGTGCGGCTCATAATACTTGCAGAACATCTTGCAAAGTCCCTCGATACGGGTGTTCTTTACGTTGGTCATGCTGTTGAGTATGCGCAGCACGCCGGTGTTGCTCCGGCTGTCGGTCTGCCCTATCACCAGACAGTTGATGTGGGCGTTGTAGTCGAAGGCGATGCGCAGCGGTTCTCCGGGCTTTATGTCAGTATCCAGACAGCAGTCCTGTGCCTTGGAAAGCTCGTTCAGGTCGATGCTTTCCGACTCTACACGCAGGGTACGCCCGCCGTTGTATATCTGCGTAATGGTGCGTTTCTTGTATTTCTGTGCGGCTTCCAGCTGCTCTTCGTCGTTACTGAGGTAACAGTGCACGTCGGGGTCGAAGTTTGCATAATAGCCGTCGTTGATTTCTTCCTTCTCGACGTTGCGGATGGAGATGTCGAACATGGTGGGGGTAAGTTCTTTCTGCATGGTGCGGATGAACTGTTCGCCCAGAATGTCGATGTTTTCTATGCTGGAAAAGGAGAAGTAGATGCTGGCCTGGCAGCGCAGCTTGTTCAGCTCACGCTGGTATTTGGGGGACTGCACGATTTCCGGGCAGATCTGTGCCTCACGTATCATCTCCGCAATCTTCCGGTTTATTTCCGGTGTCTGCTCGTCACGGCGCTTCCGGAGCCATGCCTGACGCTTTGTAAGCGGTGCATCGCTTACAAAGAATATACTCTTGTAATACGGATTCAGGTTTTCATCGAATCCGGGATGATTGGTGTTGATACCGCGAAGCGTAGGAAGAATTTCGGCCTTAATCAGTCCTTCAGGCATAAAACGGCACTCGTCGCCGATAATGGAGCACGAGTCCATACCGTTGGCAGCAGCCTTCACTCCGGTAGAAATCATGTAGTACACGAATCCGTTCCAGAAGTGGATGCAGTTTTCCCACACCTTCGGCTTTACGATGGGTTCCTTGAAATTGCATTTTGCAGGAGCGTGTCCACGAAAGAAATGGACTCCCTCCTTCAGTCCGGTCATTCGCTCCAGCGAGTAAAGCGTTTTAGGTACGGTCTTTGTGAAAAGCTGCTTGATACTGTTACCTAAGAAAAGTCCGGTTCCGCGCGGCATGGACTGGATGCAACCGGCCATTTCGGGCGTAATCAGTCCGTCGGTTTTACCTGTACCACGACCTGCTTCTACGGTGGTATTCCGGCATCGGTAGTTGTACACCGCACGCTGGGCCGGATTCATGTAGATGTAGTTGGCCGCAGTTTCCTGCTCCTCCGCTTCCTGTACGCCCGACAATGCCGAGGCGTGACGCTGTGCCCGTCGGAGTGATTCCTCGCGGGCGGATTCATAGTCGTTTCGTCGTGCCATGGTTTATTCCTCCTCTTCCGGTTGTGTGAAATCGTCCCGGTTTACTTCATCGTACTCCTCGTCCGGAGCGTTTTGTCCCTCGCTTACATATACTCCTTCTTCGTCTTCCACCATTTCCTGCCACTGGTCGAGCTTCACGCCGTACTTCTTTCTCAGGCGGCGCATTTCCTCGCTGTCGTGACCGGTTTTGTTCGGGAATTTCTTCTTGACATCCGATGTAATGACTACCGGCATGCGTATCAGTTCATCGCCCAGTTCCTCCGGTGTTTCCGGCTGATCCAGACGGTCAATCTTGGTGAGCAGGCTGGCACCGTTGTACACCGCTTTCATGTCGCCCGTATCGGCCCCGTTTCGCATCATCAGGTCGGCAGCGTGGCGCACCTTCATCGAGGAAATGTTTCGCTGTCCATTGGCGTAGAACGACGAAATGAAGTCTATTACCTTCAGGTCGCCTCCCAACTGACTGTACGTTCGTTTCCACCGGTTGATGATGTACTGCCGCAGATTCATGAACGGGTCCTCCTCAAAGCGCTTGTACGCATCCAGGCAGACTTCCACCCGTTTTTTCTGCTCGTCGGTAAAGGCCATGTTCTGCCACGGCACACCCGTTTCAAAGTGCTTCCGCAGCAGGTCGTAGAATCGTTGTGCTATTTCGCTTGCCATAATTGTGATTGTGTTTCTTTCAAGTGATTGATCACTCTCTCATATCCTATTTTAAAGTAATTGTCGTCTTTTTCTATACAGATACAACTTCTGCCAGTATTGATGGCTGCAATGGCTGTGGTCATGCTTCCGGCTGTATTATCTAATATCAAATCTCCTTCATTAGAATAGGTCTTTATCAGATATTCAATTAATGGAACAGGTTTCTGGGTGGGATGAATATTTTTATTATTTACATTAGAAAATTCAAGCACTGATTTCGGATAAAATAGTCCGTTATTCCCTTCGTGAACATAATCTTTTTTCTCTCCTGTTTTCCCAAGAACTCCTTTACTTCTATCCGTATTACATCTTTGAATTTTTCTACCTGTAAAAAGTCCGTCTGTTCTCATCTGAGGATTATATGTAGGTTGTTTTTTATAAAAAATAATTATATCCTCAGTCCAATTCATAAATTGCTTTTTTGCATTCATTACATTGGTAGGTCTTGTTTTTAGCCATGTAAGCTTCTGTCTGTAATTTTTTAAATTACTTAATATAAGATTTGATGTAAATGGTTCTCTCCCAAATAATATGACCGCTCCATTTGTTTTTACTTTATAGTTATATAAATTCCATAAATCCTCAAGTGGTATTATTTTATCCCACTTGCATGATGTTATTTGATATGGCAAATCACAAACCACACAATCCACGCTACCATCAGGAATATGTTTCATTTCTTCCAGACAATCTCCATGTATCAGCTTTATACCGCTTCCTAAATCCATTGTACATATATTATTTTTCAAAACATGTTTATGCTTGTTTGATCACGAAACAATTTTCATGATCAAAAGAATTGCTATTTCATAATGCTTTTCGTATGCTCCTTCATCCGCAACATCTCCGCCACATTCTCATACTCTTCCGGCGAGGTGGTGAGCGTGAACATCTGCATGGCGTTGCTACGCTGGGTGTTCAGGCTTCCCTGGATAACCAGGCTGTGCGATTTGCTCTTCACCGTGACGCAGCGGAAACCCACATTGTCCTCACAAACCACCAGCCGGCCCGACTGGATAAACTCGCCTAACTGCGTGCGAATCTCCTGTCGCTGGTTGAAGGTGGCTCCTGTGGATGCAGGCTGCGAAATGAGTATCATTTTGCTGACATCAGCAATATGATCCGACGGATTTGTAGGATCGGGCTTCACACGCGAAAGAATACGACGGATGGTTTGAATGAGCTTTACATCGAGCCGCACCATGACAATGCCCATTTCACCTCCGGAACAGTAGCCGGACAGGGTACCCAGCAGATCGCACATGTCCCAGTCAGAAAAACTGAAGAAGTTGGCAGCCGTGTGCTTTTTGCTGCACTCGTCAATCATTCCTTCCAGCTGCTTGTGGTAGCAGCAGGGTTCAATTATTCTCATAATGCACCTCCTTTCATCTGACCTTCGGTTACACTTTCAGTAGGATCTACTTTCTTGCGTGCGGTTTCTGTAGTTTTTTTCGGTTCTTCCGCCGTTTTTATACGGTTTTCCGTTGTTTCGGCACGCTTTTCTTCATTTTCTGTACGTTTTTCGGTATTTTCGGATCGTTTTTCTGCTTTTCCTTCCGATACCTTTGGCTCCTGATTTTCCGTGTCAGCAGGCTTTGTCTCTGCCTGTACGGATACAACCGGAGCGTTTACACCGGGAATGGATATGCCTGCTACAGTAGCTACTTCTGCCGTTTTCTTAGGCAGGTTCTCTCCCCATTCCATCAGTTCCTCGATACGAAGGCGAAGCTGTTCCTTGTACTCCTCGGTAATCTTCACGTCGCTGCGGTTGATGTATTTCTTGTTTCCTTCCACGCGGGCCTTGCGGCATACTTCCTGCTGGCGTACATCCTTCATGGCCTCTATCTCGGCACGGGTAAAGTCGCCAGGACGTTTCATGCTGTCGGCTGTGGAAGTTTCCTGCTCGGTGTAGGTACCGTTCAGTGCTGCATCCACATTGGTCCAGAACGCGCGGATTTTCTGCTCGGATGCGATGGCTTTCTTGGCCATGTCCGCGCGGGCTTCGTCGCTTACGTTGGGATTTTCGGCCATTACTTCCAGCGTGCCGCGATACTCGGCCAGTTCCAGGTACATGGTGGAAAGTTCTTTTTCTCCCTTGTCGCGGAGAGATTTCGGCAGCTTATCTTTATAGAGGGCAAATTCTTTCGGTCTGCGACCGTCCACTTCCTGCTCTTCGTACTGGCGTGCGGTCATGTTTCCTTCTTCATCGGGCGCACCGTCATCAGGAACTATCGCTTTGTAACGAACGGTTCCAACCGGACCGCGAGTGGCTTTCTTGGCCAGTCCGGATTTCTTCCGTACTTCCTGCAGGAACAGGTTCATCTTGTTGAGTGCACGGCGGGCTTCATAGCGCTGTACGTCGCGAAGGAAGTCTTTTGCCCGCACAATGGCCGACACCAGACGGCATCCTTCGTCGAAATCCTTCACAGGCACCTTCATCCAGCATTCGGCCAGCGCCAGCAGTTCCGGAAAAGTTTCGTCCGTCCATCGTTTCACCCGGTCCAGATAATCTTTCTTTTCTTCCTCGTTCATGGTTCTGTAGTCTTTTAAGTATTCTTTTTCTGTAATCATAACCTTTGTTTTTCAATTACTTTACCCCAAAAGTAGGGAAAACCAATATGTCGTTGAAGGACATAAAAAAGTCCGGCACCGATTAGCAAGTGCCGGACTTTCATCCACTTTTTCGTTTGTTAGATATGCAAATCAAACGGTTATCCTCCATCTCCTAAACTTGCCTCTGATTTCAGCGTCAATGTACCCGACCAGGTAGTCAGGGAGTAGCGGTTCGGGTTGCTGGTCACTGTTACCGCATGACCGCTGTCAGAATCCGGAGTAGTACCACTGTCGTAGTTGTTGTTCACTTCCGTACCGAAAGTTGGATCGTACACTACATAGTAACCTCCTGCAGGGTTTTCCGCAAAGAAAATAGCGTCTCCACGGTTCTTCAGGATACGGAGCACATGGGCTGCGTTTTCCACGTCCTTGTCGATGGTAAATATCAGCTGTACGTTATAGCCCTTTGCACCTTCGTTACCAGTTGAAGAAATCTGACCGCTCTGTTTCTTGATACGGAACTTCCACGCTCCCTTACCAGGAGAAAAAGCAAAAGAAGCTTCAGTAAATGCAGCTTTAGATGCTTCATATACAGGCTTTGCCGTAAGGTCTTCCGGATAAGCGACATAAATCTGATTACCGATACCGGCAAACTGTTCATCGCAACCGGCAGCAGCCTGACCAATATCCATTAAGTCACATGATAATTCTGCCATAATTGTCTTATTTTGAAGTTTGTATAATCGTTATCCCAGTCCCGATTTGATAGTCAGAGTTCCGTCCCAGGTAGTCAGGGAGTATCTGTTCGGGTTGCTGGTAACAGTTACTGCATGACCGCTATCAGAATCCGGAGTAGTACCACTGTCGTAGTTGTTGTTAACTTCCGTACCGAAAGTAGGGTCGTACACTACGTAATAACCTCCTGACGGGTTTTCTGCAAAGAAAATAGCGTCACCACGGTTTTTCAGGATGCGGAGCACATGAGCTGCGTTTTCCACGTCCTTGTCTATGGTAAACATCAGCTGTACGTTGTATCCTTTTGCCCCTTCGTTACCAGTTGAAGAAATCTGTCCGCTCTGTTTCTTAATACGGAACTTCCAGGCTCCTTTACTGGCCTTGAAAGTAAATGCTCCTGAAGCAAAAGCCGCTTTTCTCTCATCGTATGTGGGAGGTGCTTTCAAATCTTCCGGATAGGCTACATATATCTGATTACCGATACCGGCAAACTGTTCTTCGCAACCGGCAGCAGCCTGACCAATATCCATTAAGTCGCATGATAATTCTGCCATAATTGTCTGGTTTTAAAAGTTTGTGTTTGTGTTGTGAAGGCTGCCAAACTTGGCAGCCTGTTTTATCTCAGCGGGCGGGTTATTATTCGCCTTCCGGTTTGAAGATGGCCTGAAGGTAGGTCGGGTATCCGTTGTAAACGATGTCACGCGGAGAGATTGTTGCACCGTCGCTCCATGCCTTGAACTTGTATCCAGATTCAGCAGCAGGAGTCAGTTTCACGGTTTCGTCCTTCGTATATACATCCTTTTGCGGAGACAGCGTTACCTTACCCCATTCTTCGTTGTTGGAAGTAACGGTCAGGGTATTCTTCTGGTAGTCACCGTTCAGCTGTTCAATCTGTTCGATAGTACCGTCGCTCACACAGAACTTGGATGGTGCGATGTCCAGAATACGTGCGCCTACGGTAGACTGTACCTGGAAAATCAGCACGTTCAAGTCGTTCGGGTCGTGACTCATCATCACCGAGTTCCAGTCGCTTGCACGGTCAAGACCGAACTGCAGGTTTTCAGGGAGAGTTGCAATCATACGATTACCCTTACCAATAATACCGTCGGTTACAATCTTGATGTTTTCCATTCCCACGAATGAGAATCCTTCACCGCCTGCACTTGTAGTCTGCAATCCGGTAAACTTACGCATGTAGCTGTGGGTAATGAGTCGCTTCTGCTTCGGCGACATGTAAACGATTACTTCCTGAGCGTTACGCAACAGCGGATGCCATCCTTCCACCCATTCTACAAATGCGTCGAAGTATTCTCCATCCTGAGTTTCAGGACCTTCGTTAATCGGGTCGCAAGCCACAAGGTTTCCTTCCTTGGAAGAAATCTTACCCTGATTAATAAGGTTGTTAATGATAGTCCAGTAACCGTTGTACAGACTGAGCGGGTCGTCTTCTCCCAATTCAATGTTACCGAAGAAAAGGTTGCTCAGGTTATCGCCGGCAAACTGCTTACCAATCTGACGAAGGATAAATTCTGTAACCGGTGCATTGTAGGTTCCGTTTGAACCCAGGATGCTGAACGGCTGTTTTTCGCGGAAGTTCTGAAGGTTTTCGTAGTAACGTGACCAAATCTGGTTCATCACCAGTTTGCTTTCGTCCATGAAACCAAGGGTTGACTTCAGCGTAGAACCTTCCTTGTAACGGCGGGCTTCACCACCCTTACGACGGAAAATGATTTGAGTCTGTGCGTATTCAATATCTTCGATAACCTTGATGCGAAGTTTGTTGAACACTGCCATGTTATCGAGAACCGGGCTTTCGATGATGTCCGGAGCAAGAATGTCTTTTACATGCGATACATTCTCTTCACTGAGTGCGTATAACTTTGTAGCCATATTGTTTGTGTCTGGTTTAGTTTTTGTGTCGCGTTCTTATCTCTTATCGTGCTTTGCTGATTTCAGCATCACGCTTGCGGCGGGCTTCAGCTTTTTCGCCCCAGCTCATGTTTTCACCGCATACGCTCTGCACATGGAACTGTCCGCTTTCCTGACCTCCGTTGTTGTCTTTCGGCGGGTCCTGCGGAGTAGGTTCCAGCTGTGCCGTTTCGCTCAGCTCCTTGATTTCCTCATCCTTCTGTTCGATGCTCTTCTGAGCTTCATTCAGCTTCGCTGTCAGTTCTTCCGATTCCTTCTTATGAGCGTCCTTCAATGAAGAAACCTCTTTTTCGTGTTCCGCTTTCAGGTTGGCCAGTGCTTCCGCATGGTCTTTCTTCATCTGTTCGATGGTTGCATTAAGCTGTTCTACTTCCGTGAGTTTTGCAGCCAGCGTAGATTCCGTCTGTTTAGCTTTCATGACGAACTCTTCTACATTGTCCGCCATGGTTTCCACCATGTAGAAACCGCCGTTTTCTTCGACTACCAGGGAGTTTACCTTTGCAGCCGACTGAATAAATGGATAGCTTTTTGCCATAGTTGCTTGTTTTTGAGTTTGTGATTCTGTTTTATCTGATGCCGGCTGCTCCACAGAAGCCTGTTCCTGTGTTCCCGGCTGCTTTTCTTCCTTGATTCCTGATGGTTTGCTGTCTTCGCGTGAGGCTCCGGACGAATTTCCTTTCTGACTCTGACTCACTCCGGCCAGCTGCTGCACGCGGTTCACGCAGAACTTGAAGTCGCCCTGACCGTCGACCATGGTACCCACCACATCGCCCGCATCGAAAGTTTTTCCGGTCAGCTGGTCGTCCGTCACTCTGGGACGGCGCTCGCGTACCATCTGCTGAAAGTCGGCACAGTGCCGGTTCAGCTCTTCCTTGATGCCGTCATAGTTCCCCTCGGCCGCGTCGCGGTACTCCTTGTTCTTATAAGGAGATCCGTCGGCATAAATCTCGGCGTACCGTTCCTGAGTCACGGTGTTCACATCGCCGTCCTTGTTAGTGAGCATCGCGCACATAGTACCGATACATCCCACCGTGTCGTGCGGATTGGTGAAATACACTTCGTCGCACAGAGCCATCAGCGCATAACCGGCACTGCAGGACATCCCGTCGATGTGACCCACAATCTTCTTTCCTTTTGATCGGGCGTAGTTGAGGGCCATCTCATAGTCGTACTTCGCCATGCTGCTACCGCCCGGGCTGTCCATCTCGATAATAAATCCGATGGTATGCGCATCGTCAGAAGCACGCATGATGATGTCCTTGTGTTCCTTGCTTCCGTAGGAACACAGGTCGCCATTACGAAGAATGGGGCCCTGTACGTCGATAACCGAAATGATGCGGTCGTCTTCTTCCAAATCGTACCAGTAGGTTATGCGGTCGTAATTACCCACGTAGGTTTTCTCCGTAAACCCGTCGCGCGAAGAAAGGAAGTAAGGTCGGTCGGTCCGCTCGTCCGGCTTCTCGTAAGGACGGTGTGAGGCAATGTTGTCAAGAATCGTTCTCCGGTAAGCATGCAGAGACTCCGGGTAAAAGTCCCAGAATCGCGTAGACATGATTTCGTGAAATGCTCTTGTTGCCATTTTCGTTTGATAATTAATTGATTACATCACGAAATTACGCACGCGAAATGCGGTGATGAAGGACACAAAAAATGACTAAATGCGTGAATTACAGAAATATGCGGATGCTCAAACGGATTTTCTCTGCAAATAAAAACCTGCTAAGAATGAGCATGTTGTAAAACACAAGGAGTTTGTGCGAAAAAAAGAAATTTGCGGCGGACGCAAAGAAATTGAAGAATGCCACAAAGACGATAATGAAGATTTACCTGCAGGACGAAAGAAAAACGCGCACAAAAAGAAAGGCCCAAAGAAAAAATGCCGCCCCACACACGTATGCAGGAACGGCATTCCAACGGAAAGAAAAAAGCAATATATATAATAAGGTGTAGCTGTCAGACCACACGCTGTGCGCCGGTCACGTTGCGGATGGTGAGTGTGCACGAAATCACGCCGTCGCCTTCCTCATACTGAAATTCATAACCGTCGCTCACGGCACGCACAAACATTTCACCGTCGCCAAATGTTCTTACAATCAAATGGTTAGTGCTGTTTTTCAGCGTTTCAAGCTGTAAATAGGTTTCTTGCGTCACCCTCTCTACCTCCCAACTCACCGTCACTTCGTAAGAGTCGCCGGCCACGCTGGTTTCCGCGCTCTCCTTCAGGCTCCCCGATTTCGGTTTCATCTGAATGGAAATCTTACGGTCGCCCGACACAGAAAAATCAGGTTTGTCACTTTTCTTCTCAATATTGAACGGGCGGGAAAACGTAACCGCGTCGTCCGGATAAGCTTCAATGCTGCCTATCAACTCGTAATAATTCTCGCTGCAATTCATGATTTATGTGTTGTTTTTTGTTTAAAAATAGCAGAGGACAAACAGGAGGACAAAATCCCCTTTTTTTTAACTATTATTTCAGGCTATTCATGTATTAATTTCTTCTTATGTATAAGTTAATGCGGTGTCATTTAAGCTTTCAAGCCACTCTCTTTTTTTTTCAATGTCAGAATGGATGCGGTTTATCATTCGTTTGTAATATCTGATCATATTCTCATAATACTGCATAGGAATATTCATGGCTACCATAAAATCAGAAATTGCATTCTCACGTGTAGTACGCAATCCCTGGATTCGCGCAGAAGTAAAACATTCATCCACAAACTTCATACATTCCATCCAGAACTCACGCTTCACCAGTTTGTTGAACTCTACAAATCCGGTATTGCTAAGCTGCCAATTATCGGAAGTGTTTATAATCAATCCGCCTTTGAATATTCTTTCTGGAATCTGTACTGCTATATAATCCTGTTTTTCAGCGGTGTCCATTACACAAATACCACTTCTTTCAAATAAATCCGATGTGGCGTTATAGTTGAACATACGTTGTGAACATGCTCTTGGACTTATTCTCACCATACTGTAATTATTCACCAAATACTGCTCCATACACGTGTAAATAGGGCTCATAAATGGAATAATCAATACATCTTTACCATATCTGCTTTCCATGTATTTGCGGAGGTATATGCTAAGCTTGACATACATTACCGGAGGTGCAGATACATTCTTTTTTGTGCTGTGGCTTTTCATAAATATATGTAACTCAATTAATCAACAGCAAGTTACGGACGATTCAACACCAATCGGAATTTCATTCAACAAAAAAAGGTTAAGCGTCTGGGACCTTATTTTGCGTGTTTTTCACGATTTTGCAAAGCTGTGCAATTTTCTTGCAAAACACTTCTCAATACTTATTTATTTCATTATCAATCATTTATAGTGGATAATAAATAATAAATAAAGAGTTATTGCCGATTGTTCATTAATTTTGAAGTGAAGAAAACGTATTTTTTCGGTAAAGAACAGATTTCAGGCTGCCCGGCTTTTTCTTTTATGTCCATTGCGTAGCTCTCTCTGTTACACGATGAAGTTGAATATAAAGGAAGTAGAACGAAAGGGGAAAGGCGTGCTTTGTCGTCCCGCGTTCCGCAGGCCGACCTTTCCCTCCTTTCGTTCTTTCAGGTTTCCCTTCGGACTCCTTCCCCATTCGGGCGCTCACAAGAAGAAATGATTCGACTGATGTACACCCTTCTCTACCCTACGAAAAATTTTTATTTTAAAGATTTTGTAAACTCGTTTTTCGTGAAAAATCGGCAAAATATCAAAAAGTACAATACTTTTAATTGATTATCAGATAGTTATTCATTGCAAAAATTTCGCCAACTCTTCGCAAGCTTTGCAAAATTGCTTACAAATTATACTTAACTAACTGATTATCAAATTGCAAAACATTTTGCAATGGGTGTGTAAAACTTGTAATATTTGATACTGAATTGATTTTCTAAGCGATTGTTTCTTTGTGCCGGAACGACTTTCCCGAAAGTCTCGTGCCTACGCCACTCAAATGGCGTAACTACGCGACAAAAGTGTCTATTAAGCGCGGCCGCAGTGGCGATACTACGCCAGTTTGGAATTTATGTGACGAAATACGACTTTTGTTGACAGAAAAAAGGCGTAAAAGTGTGATTACATACACTTCTACGCCTCCTTAAAAATGAATCAGAAAGTGATTAATTAGTGATTTGATTTCACCCGTCGATAAATCTAATTTTGCAACCCTCGCTTATGAAGGACTAAAAATAATCATTCTTTCGTGTCTCCTTTCTTCTGGTTATATTCTTTGTTTATTGAGTCTTTGAAAAGTTCTGCTTCCATTTCTTTCATGCGGCGTTTCATTTCTTCTAGTACGGCAGCTTCTACCAACTGCCGGTTTTTCTTGACGATGGCAGCCCGCTCATAATCTTCATCTTTCACAAACTGTTCGATTAGCCTGTTCTGTGCGTCGATGTAAACCGCGTCAATGGTGTGAGAACTGTATTTTATGTAGTCGTCAATTTTGAGAACGGCGTGCTCCAGGTTGTCTATTTTCTTCTCGTTTCGGGTCATCCATCGCGATATGGACCGGTAAATCAGGAATAGCGCGGCGGAGTTTATGCAAACAAAAACGATGCTGATTATTAAGTCTGCGGTATTCATAATTAAAATTTGTTGTTCCCGTGCATGCGCGGACGGGAGCGGTTATACTTCATTTTTTGTTCGATGTGCCAGAGGAGATCAAATCCTTTGATTTTGGACATGATAAATACTTCTTGCAAGATGGTTACAAAGAATTGAAGAGTGGTAATATGACACTCATTATACGATGCGATAAATCTTGTCACATTGTAGCACCACTCTGTAAAAGTATTCTGGCTTTTATCTTTGTATGTCTCTTCCTTTATCTCAAGCGGGAATTTTACCCCTAAGAAACTAACTCCCAGCAAACCTGCCAGGTCAAGAATACGGATGCAGACATCGGAAAGTTCATCTTCCACACTATCTTTTATATACGCTTCAAAATCTTCCTGAAATCTTCTTACTCGGGTTTCTTCGCTAAATGGGATATTATTTCCTTGCCATTCATTAAACTTTGCCACATCGGACCGTTTCCCTTTTCTTTCGGCCTGCACAGCTTCCATCAGCTCGCTAATGACCAGACAAAGGAAATGCTCGGTACTTAAATCCTCGTCGTGCCATCCGTGTTCTACGGCGTTCTGGTAGGCTTCATCTCTCAGTTTGTTCAGGTTTATCGCTTCAATTGTTTCCATCTATTACGTCTCCTTTCTTTAGTTTTCTTGCTTCTTTTTCATTTCTATAATACAGCGTGATAACACATGGCCGGCCATTCTTTTCGGCCACAGCCTGCACCTCGTATTTATTGGTGCGTGCCCGGTAAAGTACGCTCACTATTCGCTTGATTGTGGTTGGCATAGGCTATTCTTCCTTTTGCAGTTTCTTCATCTCTTTTCTTATCTTTATACGTTTAATTATCTGATACCATTTCGTACTTCGTTCATTTATAATTAAGTTATATTGATTAAGTAAACGGTTTTCTCTCTCAATAGAAAACTTTAACTTGTTATTGAGATTTCTCACTTCATTTTTTGACTCTTCCAAGTTATGCTCAAGAGCGCATATTCTACCCTGATAATATTCTACCATTGATGATATATTCCCAAATTCCCTTGCTAGATAACCTACATAATCTTTATTAGGACCTATAAGATTTTCATAAGGCTTTTCAGCATCCTTCTTAATTTCTTCTTTTTCCTGCTCTCTAAATATTTTCAGGTTTGCCAACTCTTGTAACATCTGATTGTACTTTGAAAGCGGTATAGTTACTAATTCTGTTTCTCCTTCCATAATCTTTAGTCTTTAGATTTCCAATCATTGCATAAATAATGGCTGTACGCCGTGTCAGAATAGAGCCTGCATTCACCCGCGTCTGAATCCTCCGATGGAAGGAAATGAAGGCAAGTGAGGCATTCTCGCTCTTCCTTTTTGTAGTCCTTGCAACCGGGAAGGAAGAAACCTGTATCTTCCCCATTGTATCCATTCCCTACCCTGAACCTGAGAGGACGGACAAACTCGCAAAGCTGATTGTTTGGCTTTTGTTTCTCCCCTTCTTTCAGCGGGCGGAAATGGATGCAGTCGTCGCAGAAATTCACGGTGCGTAGTTTTTCTTTCCTCGCAATGGGTTTCTTCCGGTTGAGCCAGTTGCTTGTGTCGTTTAACGGGCAGGCTCCGCAGTAGTAATCGTCTTTGTAGTAAAGACAATATCCTTCACAGAACACTCCTTTGATTTCTTTCAGCAGACTGGCCTTTATCTTTTCGACGTTAGCATTTGGCATGATTCTATCAGGTATTTGTCTATTTCAAACCGGAGATAAAAGAATACGGTCCATTCCGAATGTTCTATATGCTCGGCGTATTTTACATCCTGGAATCCTTTCATCTTCAGGTATCTTTTGAATATCTTGAATCCATCTGACATTTCCTTGTATTCTATATTATAGTCATCTGGTCTCCATGGTGCGCACTGACAGAGTAACATCTCCCTATCTTCTTTGGGACATTTCTTTATCTCTCTTATGGTTCCTTCCATAAGGCGCTTTGCCACGATGTTGGTCTTTTTAATGTGGTTGAATTTGAAATCTTCTGGTATGAATATCATGGCTTTTCCTCCACTTTTTCAAACACTATATCCGTTTTATCTTCTCTGTCAGCATGGTAACAACTGCCAATAAATTCTTGTACAGCTGTACAATATTCCAACCCATTCAAAGCGCATCCTGTACAAGTTCCAATCTTTTCTTGTTTTACTACTTTAAGCTTTACAAGTCCACATTGAAAAACTTCTCCTATTTCAAATTCTTTCTTTGCCATAATTCGATCTATTATTCCTAATTTTGAAAGTAAATATCGAAATCTAAGTGTTGCTACTATCCCTGCTTGCTTTATATACTCGTCTTTTACGGAAAAAAGTTTATCATACAAACTCATGTAATCATCACTTTTATTTAGATCCATGCCGAAAACAAACATGTCCCACGCCTGCATATCCATTTCATTGCTCAGAATAATATCGCAGACTTTTTTATTGTTGCCGTTATTTAAGGCTTTAGCTAATTGTCCTTTTGTTTCCCATTTCATAATAAGTCCTCTATTTCAGGCGTTAAATCTTCAATGTAAGCAAATCTATCTGCCTTTTATATTAAAATGTTCAATTAGTTCCTGAACGGTGGCTTTGTGGTATAAGATTGAAATGTCTTTCTCCTCATAAGATCCGGATTCATTTATCCAGGTATAAAATACAAACTTATTATCCACACATTGCAGCCAAACATTTTCATCATTTTTCACGAACCATTGTCCTCTATCCGTATCGTCGCGTAATGCTGCTATTGCCAGAAATAGGTCTTCGTTAGTACCGCAGTCAATGTCGTTCGGATGAAGATGCTGAAATCCATCTTGCACGGAAATATACATTCCGTAATTAGCCGCCAACCATTCTCCCTTAAAATCGTCAAGAGTATTGGCCCTTTGCCCCATTTCCTGAATCTTTTTCCGCAGTTCCGGTGTGTTCTTCCGGATAAAACAAGGTTGTGTAAACATAGTCTGATTCTTATAAGTAGGTTAATGACTCTTTTATTCCGTCGTTCAAAGCTTTCTCGAATGTGTCGGTATATCCATCCATCTGCGATATGAGAGACAAATCCTCTGTGTCGTACAGGCGGTAGTACCATCCATGTTTGTTGAGGTCGACAACGATGTGGATCTTTCCTTTTGTGCGGACCCATTTTTGAGCGGCGTATAGCGTGGGAGCCAGGTATTCGTACTGGGACCCGTTTCCACCCCTTATCAGGTCGCCAAACTTTCTTGAGGTGAATAACAATACAACCAGTTTTGATATGCCAGTTTCAGCCGATATGTAAACGGCCCTGCAGTTTTCTCTATATCCTTTGTCCTGAAGAAGTTTGGATACTTCAAAAGTGACAAAATCTTCATTTATCATATTATGTTCTGCTGACATAGTACTATGCTTTTAATGATTTTAAAAAGTTTCTTGTAAAGCCTAAATCCAGTCCTCTATCGTGGTAGAATTTCAATACTGCATCGTGGCTGTGCCGTGTATAGAAACCTATATTGACGAGGATATTGAATATCTCCAAAGCCGTATATTTCCGGTAATCTTCAATGGTAAAGTAAGTATTTGGAGAGTATTTGGAACCACCGGAAAACTTAAAGTGAAGGCTACCTTCATGCTCCTGTATCTGAACTACAGGCCAACGGTAACTGTCCTTAAATTTAGGAATATCCTTCCATTTAAGTTTTGACTTCCGGCTTTCGTGGATTAGTATCTCATCCATTGCTATAACTTGATTTAATTGAATTTAGACAGTAAAACCCATATCAAACGGACAAACGTAATAAACGTGATAACCCCTATAAAAATAGCCGGAATCAGCATTTTCTTCCACAACATATCTGCCTTGTGGCATCGTTCGTTGATATTATTGATTTTTGAAATGTGCTCGCCAAACTGAATCTCCATCATGTGACATGCCCAGTCCTTCACTAATTTCCCAAATCTTTCTCTTGCCTCTTGTTTGATAGTGAATTTCCCTGCCGGATCAAGAAGCAATGAATCAGTTCTGAACTGGAACTGCTCGCTATCCAGAATATCACGTCCACCGCTGCTTCGTATTTCCATGGAGACTGTAAGCCATGGAATTGCTTTGGTCTCCCACATTTCGAGAGCACGTTTTTCTATTTCTTCTTCGTTGGCGTTGGCCAGCTCTTTCATCTTTTCGTACTCGTCTTTCGGAACGAATACAACTGCTTTTTTATCGTCGATATACATGGTTTATAAATCTTTTTTTAATACATCGTTTATTGCTCGGAATAGGTCTGTCCATAATGTTATTGGCAACTCGCTAGTCTGTAGCTTGCTGACAAATACCTTACCATCCCTTAGAGTGAAATCTCCTTCAAAGTGAAGATGAACAGTTTTTCCTTTTTTCTCTGGAGAAGGAGTATTCTCTTTTACATCAGGTAATGCTTTATTCATAGTCGTATGTTTTTAGAATCCAATTTTACGTCCCCATCCAACCGTGAATTTATAAATAGGGTTGTCCATGCTAAAATACTCGGTTCCAGTAAACAACCATTTGATAGGTTGGATAACAAGTCTGACAAAAACAGCCCATATTATGTAGAATAATATTGTCATTCTGTATAATATATTTGATTTGCTATTCTTCCTATCCCTTGTAGCATACAGAAATGTTCTCCCGCGATTAACAAGTATTCTATACTGGTCTTCCGTCAATTCAACTCCAAGCAGTGATAATTGCTTTTTTAACTGATGTGGGTATAATTCATCAAGATATTCTGTTTTCATGAGTCCCTAGTTTTAGATTATTCTTTACTTTCCTGACTTTCTTCAATCATCCTTTCCAATTCCTGAAGGTCGCAGGTGAACTTGTTCTCCAAGCTATCGTACTGGGAACATTCTTCGTCCACGTACTCTATCCATGCAGTTTTTGTCTCCAGGTTGATAATTATCATCGGCCTGTTGCAGGAATCGTCTTTCCCGGCCACCCTGCTTTTCAGCTGCTGAATATCGAAGTTGCAAAATATACGATGTAACTCCCCGTTATAATAATCGGCTATCGGGCCGGTGTAGATAATGTTTTTCGTTTTCATACCTGGGTATTTAAGTTCAATCATTGGTTTGTGGTGGAATATCGGCCGTTTTATTTCGCTCCATGCGATTGGCCTAACATTGTAGGCCCATGTTCCGTCTGACATGATGAAGGAATTGGTGTATCTCCCGTCTTCCAGCATGACGTTCACGCATTGTCCTTTCGGAGGGAGTGAAGCTTGTACGCTTTTCCATTGTGAAAAAACCGACGCATCCCACGCTTGCCACATTGCTTCGGTTATATCGCCGATGTAGAAATGTACGTTTTCATTGCTGCCTGAGTCCTTATTACGGTCGTTAAACAGCTGCGTGGCGTATCGGTGTATATATTCTTTCTTATCCATGGTTTATTTTATTTATTCATTTAGCACATTTCCCAGAGACTTCATTCTCTGTACTAGATGTAGGCAAAGGGTCATATATTCTTCTACCTTTTCGTCTGTCGGAAGTTCCCAATCATATTGACTTATACTTAAAAGCGTATCACACCCGCTGCATGAGCCATAATAATTATCAAATATCCAATAGTCCCCACAACTAGGTTGATAACATTCTCTATGAATCAAGAATATCTGAGTTCCTTGATAATCTCCATGGTCTGAAATATCTATATCTGTAGAAATCCTATCGACTGATTTCACATCGTAGTTAAGAGCATTTTCTATAAGTGCAATCACTAAATCTTCATAACTACCATATTCTTTCTGTTCGTGGGACTTTAGCCAGTTTCTTAGGTTTTCCTTCCCTTTTTCCCATCTTTCAATAATATCTTTTTCCATATCATTTATTAATTGTTTTTTCCATTTAGTTTAGGTTTCGGGAACCAGTAGTCACATTCATAATCTCCGTAGTCCTCAAAATGAAAATCGGGAGAAGTGGCCACTTTGTATTTCCCGTCTTCCTGGTAGATGTATCCGCTTACAAATGCTCCGTTTGACACCATACGGCAGATAACCTCCTCGTTCGGGTCAGGTTGCCTTTCTTTTACGTTTGTCAGAAGGCCGACCATCAATGCGTCAAAGGCATCCTGCATATCAACGTGCTCTCTTTGTTTTTCTTCTTTCTCCATTTCGTTCATGCTTTTTTCTTCTTTGTTTTGAGTTTTGTGTACTCGTTCATTTCTTTGTCGAATACAGACAGAAGTTCGGGCTTCTTTTCTTCCGGAATGTAGCCAGTATCAATCAGCAGCTGAATCAGTCTATCTGTTACCTCTCTGCTCTTCCTGACAGTCTTTTTCAGGCTTGATAGCGCCACTACCGACGAGGACGGGTGCATCTGGTCTGCTCTGTATAGCTTAATCATGTTGATTCTCTATTTTTATTACATTCAGTACATTCAGATACACTCGGAGCATAGACCCTACCACATACCGGGCATACCCAGCCCTTTCGCTCCTTATCGGTGATAACTTCATACTCTTTTAATTGCAATGCGGCTAAAGCTATATCGTATGTGACTATTTCTACAGGTGGATGACTAACCCCGTTTATAAATTCATACATTGCTTGCTTTTTCAAAAACTCTTCTGCTGTCATGACTGTTTCATTTTACAGATACCACATTCGGATAGAATCCGGCAAAAGGCAATTCCAATCCCATGGTTCGGAACGTATAAGTGCTGTCTACCTTAATCCTACCGAGTAGTTCAGGATGGGATAAGAAACCGTTTATGCTTATTCTCATGGTCCCTCCGGATGTGAAAAGGAGATAATAAACCTCGGTAGTCGTATTACCTTCACTTGAGGTTACATTTTCTATTTTCTCAATCCGGTTCACAGTGGCCATTACTTCACGCTGGTTGGAAAATGTAACAATGCCGGCCAATAACATTAATACAACAGTCACAATTGCTATAAATGGTATTTTCTTCATAATCTTCTGTCTTTAATCAGTTCACATGACTCGCGGATTCCTTCATTCAGCACTTTTTGATAGCTCCGATATACCTTAGTTTCTCTGTATTCCTTTGAATTTAAAGAGTGAATATCACAGATAAAATCAGATTTTCTTGTAGGAGCATGGAAACAAATAATCTTTATGTCTAAATGAATATCATAATTTTCACGTAACCATCTCTGAGCTTCATATAAAGTTGGTCTGGAACAACAACAATCAACCGATTCGTTGAAGTTTTCGGGTTCCTGGCATACCCATGCTGTCCCTGTCTTAGTATATTGGGAATGCACAGGTTCATTAAACCCTATTTCTTTCAAAAGCAATCCCACATCGTGTGTTACATAATCTTCCGGTCTAAACATGGCTATTTTATTTATAAGGGTTATTATCCAAAACTAAAGCTGAAACGGCCAGCCCTTGTGCGATCAGGTTGCGGTAGTCGATGTGGCACTGATGCAGCACGTGAAATACTTGCTGGAAATGACGAAGGCCCAATTGAGTGCTGTTATACTTCCCTTCTTCCGGTGTAATAAAGAAGCTCTGCAAGCTCATTTCGCACACCTTACATCCCCAGGCGAAGAACTCCACGCATTCTCTTTCTTCGTCGAAATTCCAGGTGGTATAAAGGCCCATATACCCGTCGAAATCGAATGCTTCTGCCAGGTACTTCATCGGGCATATTTCCGAGCCGTTCACAAAGATTTCTTCTGTGATTGAAGACAGCGGATAGAGTATCGGTTTTATATCTCCCAATCTGAACCCTTTCCCGAGACATCTTTCGCCTTTTAATGTTTCGGCATTCAGGCCAATTTCGTTACCATGCTTGTCTCTTTTCTTATAAGCCCATACCTTATATCTGTCGGCTAGGTTTATGACATCCATTTCAATCATTCCTTGTTTAGTGATAAACGCCAATCCGAACGGTAATCTGGCTGAAATATCTTCCAGTAACAGTAGTTTTTCTTCTTCTTTCATGATATTATTCCTCTTTTTTACAAAACTCTTCAAATTCTGATAAAGCATTTTTTATGGAATCAGCTAATAATCCCGAATACGAGTCTCCACATTTTGCGGAAGAAGGAATGGTCGTTTTCATCCAAATCCGGTCGCCTGTTTTTTGATCATCCATGAAAAATGTAATTGTATGCGTTTCGTAGTTATCCATATTTATTTGGATCTCTACTACCTTACCATGTATTTTCTTTGCTGCATAAAGTACCATCTGATTAGGAATCGTACTTTCAAGCACTCTATTGACAATCCCGACGTATTCTAATGGACGTATGTACTGTTCCAAAAATTCGTTTTCTCTTTCACTTCTAAGATTCGACAAGTAATCTTTATTCTGGAACTTATTACATATATTTAGTCTTCTTACCGATTCGCCGGAAAGCCTACAATAAAAGGTAGTACATACTATTCCTTTCTTGTCTAAATTGAGGTTCCAAGCAAAGTGTCTACAAGTAACACAAGCTTGAATTGTCCCCCATTCTGATTCGGATGCTCTTATTTGGTCCGACATCTCACGCAGTTTTTTCTTTACTTCTTCTGAAATCATTGTCCATCTAATTTAGTGATAATAAAATCGGCTTTGTTCCATTCTGTATAAAAGGGAACGGCTGCAATCCTGGCTTTTAAAACCTTTTCCGGAAAATCTTCATTTAACAGCTTTCCTTTCCGGTAGTGTGCAACGAGTGAAGTTGCATCTACGACGAAGGAACCGCTAATAGCCGGGTATTTTTTCAGGGTTTCTTCGATGAACTCTTCGACAGTATATTGTCTGTCAAAATCCACATATCCTCCAACATAGGGAGAAGCATGATTGGGAAAGACTCTAATTAGTTCAAACATAGGCTATATACTTCGATTTATGGTTTTATTCAACTATCAAGTGATTATGAATTTCCATAATTTTCAGAATCCGAACTTCGCATCTCATAATCCCTAAATCTTTTGCTATGGCTCCTTTTGCCGCCTGATGAAGGGTTGAATGATCCGTCTGCTCTTCTTCTGTACGGACCGGAAGGAGGTATTCTTCACGGAATCTAACCGGAGGTGTACCGGCTTCAAAAACCACAGAAAAGTTCTTTTTTATTAGCATTTGTCATTCTCCTCTCAACTTCTTATCCAGCATGATCTGCAGTGCTTCATCGCCGCGTCCCATCTTATTCATCATTTCACCTACCTGCTTATCGAAATCGCTGTTTTGCAGGCTTACAAGGGCTATCATGGCGAGTGCCTGTATCTGGCTTGACTGAATGGCTGTTACTTCTATTACTTTTTCAAGCATACCGGCATCCGAGAATCCTCTTTCTTTCATCGAAAGAAGACCTTTTGCATTTTTCGTGCTGGACTCTATTGTCTGAAGTATGTATTTCAATACTCCTCTTTTATCTTTCAATAAATCTGCAATATCCATAATTTAGAGGTTTACGATTTTCTATTTTTCTCTTCTTTCAAAGCCTGAAGCTTCGCAAAAAGTCCGCTCTTCTTACTTCCACATTTCCTGGATGATATGTTTCTAAAAGCCATTCCGATTGCTATCATTGAGATTGCTGATTTTATCTGCTGTATTTCTGCGCTATCTGTCCCGAAATCACGTAATACCTCCTCATTGATAACTACATTATTTATTTCATCTTTTACATCTTCAAATGACACCATATCGAATCCGGATACAAGCATCACGGCTTTGATAAATTCTTTTTCCACTTCAAAAGTGATACTCACTTTTTCATTCTGATTGTTTTCCATATCTCCCACTATTTTAAATTCCTTCATAAATCGTTATCGGAACAGAAGTGTCCACAAACAAATGCCCTACAAACGAACCATTGAAAAGTATAAACGTACCTATATACACCATATAAGGGTCGAGATTTAATTCTTCACCGGTCATTACCATACGGAACTTTACTCCCCGCTGTGGCTTTGATTCATCTTCCAATGCCCAGATATATGCTTTCTCGTTTACCACATCAAGTTTCAGCAGCTTGCTTCCCTCGTGAAGCGGGAGCGTAAACTCTGACGCTGCCGGGATTTCATGTTTTAAAATTCTTGCCATATTCTTTTCTTTTTAAGGTTATTAATCATCTTCAAAGCGCTTCTTTTCCTCCCACTCTTCGTCGGTTTCCGGGCAGGAAAGTATCTCCTTGGAGTCTTTGGGTTCCTCACCCAGCTTGTAGAAAAAGCACACACGGGTAAATTTACGGGTGCGTTCCTCACGACGGATCGTGTCGTTCATAAACTCCTGCTCCCAGGCGTAGTGACGGGGATATTTGGAGCCTTTGTCCGAGCGGTAGACGATGGAAGGGTTCATGGTGTACTGCATATTGAAGCAGTAAGCCTGCATCTTTTCTATCATTTCGTTCTTCACGGATTTCACGCTCTGCAATGTCACCGCGTCGCCCCGGTGTTCCAGGTAGCTGATGGCCATTTCACTGATAGATACCGGACGGCACCAGTGCCACTGGTTCGCAAAGAAATGATTGGCCCAGTCAATGAATACCTGGTCCTTGATGGCGGAGTAAAGGATTCGCATCTGTCCGTCCTGCGACATGGGCGGTATCAGACTTTCCTGCAGGCCGAGGTAAAACTGACAGCTTTGCAGCATCATGTACACCGCTTCGTCACGTTCTTCTTCGGTGGCTTCCAGAAAGATGTCTTTCCCGAACTTAGTCTGCGGCGTGCGTTTCTTGAACTGGCCGGCGTAGTCCTCGTCGTGGTAGTAATCGCTCTGCATGGCCAGGAAGATACGGCGCGAGGTGCTTCCTTCGGTCATGTCGAACGGCATCTTGTTCATGGTAATGAATATCTTCGGGGTTGCCTCGCGCGGCAGTGTCATTTCATCGTGATACAGGGTCTTTACCGTAATGTTGTCCGTAATGTTGTAGAACTCGCTTCCCATCATGTCGGGGCGAAGGTCGTCTATCAGACACATGCTGTCTACGGTATAATGGAACTTGTCGAAGTTCTTGGCCATATTCTCTTTCTTCTTCAAGGTCTGACCGGGGATGTAGCACACCTTCCGCACCAGTTCGAAGAAAGAACGGAAGAAACTTTTTCCGGTACCTCCGCTGTTCTTTCCTTCGTCGGCCACGGTGTAATCCGTCACGACTCCCATCTTCTGCATGATGCCTGTACGATAGCGCGAAAGCATGTAGCCCATGAGCGCTACCTTGCAAATGAAGTGCATGTCCTGTCGCTGCTTTTCCAACTCGGTAAGCGGATAGCCTTCGGCTTCCTTTCGCCAGTGTATACGGCTGGTGTCATACAGCCACTGCACGCAGACAGGCATCTGGTCAATGTCTTTCGGCATTCTCAGCAGGAAACGGTACAGACGCTGGTAGGCGATGAACTCTGCATCCTCACGGCGGCGCTCGTTCTCGTTCATCCGTTTGTCGGCCATTCGCTGATCGTTCAGCTCCTTACGTGCGGCATATTCCGGATTCTCCTCGATGGTGAACAGCGGGGACTTGAGCGGATGGTAATCGGCGTCAATAATCGCCTTCCGGTTGACATGGAAAGGAAGGTCCACGTAGTCCACCGGCTCAATGCTGTCGGTCGTCACCTTCACGGCGCAGTTGCGGAAGAAGAAATAATCGAAATCCTTCCCCCACGACATGAAGTTCAGGTCTACTTTCTTGATTCCGGACATGGTGTCGCGTCCGATTTTCTTCTGGGTACTGATGGCGTTGCTCAGTTCCTCGGAGTAATACTGTGAGTTGTATATCAGGAAGTCTTTCATGATTTCCTTGGCTTCGCTCAGTGCCTGGCTCTCTTCCACCACATCGACAATGTTGTTGCTGATGTGCACAAACTTGGTGGTATCCGCTTCGTCGGTGTATTTGTAGAATCCGTTGGCCGAAAGGAACTGGGCCATATTGTCGAAGTTCAGGGTGTATTTTCGTACCACCACCTTACTTTCGTCTTCCTGCTTTTTGGTCTGGTATTGCACATCCCAGAAGCGCATCCGTCGGGCGGTCTTGAGCAGGTCGTCAAAGTAGCGGTTTACGTTGGTGTGCATGAGCTTTTCATTGCGGCGCATCACTGCCGGGTAGAAGTTGAAGAACTCTTCGGCATCCTTGCACGTTTTCCCGCTGCGGGGATTGTACTGGGTGGAGAGGTCTTCGGGCAGATATAGCACTTTCAGTTCCACGTGTTTCAGGGCCAGCCGGTTCATGGCGCGTATGCCGGTGCGGTCGATATCATACAGCACAAACACTTCCATGGAGATGTCCAGCAGGCGACGGATGGTTCCCGACGAAATCTCCACACTCTCGGAGTGGGGAAACACCACATGAGCGTCGCTATGGAAGTACACATTGATGGCATCGCGCGGTCCGGAACAGATCACAATCCGGCGGAACACGTCGGCAAAAGCACGGGTACGCCGTCCCTGCTCGTCCACCCGGGTTTTCTCTATATTGATAATGGGATGCCCTTCCTTGTCGGAGGTTTCCACACGTCCGGTCTGCAGGGCACGCATCACGTCAGCGTCGCCGTAGATTTCCTTGTAGAATCCTTCCGGACGGCTTCCTCCCTGGTACCACCAGGTAAACTTGTAGTTGGGCTGGCGGCGGCCGTCCGCATCGGTTGTCTCGCGGAAATAGGGCTCATATTTCCGTGCCCACCAGCCGTTCTCGTCTTCGTAGCGGAAAAGGAATACCGGGTAAGAAGGTGTGGACTTCACTTCGTAGCTGGTCAGAACGCCGTCGGCATCGGCCTTCTCGGGTGTGACATAGCTTTCCAGCGGATAGAGGTTGAACATGGTGCGGAGCTGGGTGCTGTCGAAGGGAGCGGGTGTGTTTCCCCGGTAGAAATCGGGATTGAACGAACAGCGCAACAGGTTGTTTCCGTCGGCATCGGTCACGGCTGTCTGCTCGGGGCCTTCGCTTGTGTTTTTCCCGGCGCGGAACACGGGGAGCACCTGGCAGCCCAGCGCACGGAGCTCAGCGGGTGTAAACTCGCCCTTACGGATGCGGAAATCCACTTCCGGCTGCGGGGCGGTCTTGCGTGCCAGGTGGAGGAATCCGTTCTTGTAATCTCCTTCAATAATCAGGTTGAAGTCTTTGGCCAGCCGGTTCACCGCGTCCGGAAAGTCGTGTTTCTCTCCTGCGCGTTCCAGAAGGCGCTGCTGCAGCATGATGGCCCCTACCCCTTTGCTCCGGTTCTGCTCGCCGCATACGAAGCAATTGAAGGCGGCATAGCGTTCGCCCTTTGGGGGGAACTTGCTCACACAGAAACTTCCGTTCTTCTCGTCGTGAAACGGGCAGCGGTAGAATACGCTGCGTGCGGTCTGCGATGCGGGAAGGTATCCGTTGTTGCGCATCACGTCGGGAAGCGGGAGCGCATTGAGTTTATCAACTGTCTTGTCAGAAATCATTTCAGGGAATTTTAAAAGAGGAATGTCACCTCGTAGTTCATGCTTTCCATTTTTGCTTGTATCATTTCTTTCAGGCTATCTGGCAGGCACATCATAGGGTCTGGCTCATGCAGGTAAATCGTATTTTCCTGCACGCTTCCTGTGGAAGAATATCCGTCGTACACCAGCTCGTTCATAAGCTTCTGCATGCACGACTTCGACAGGTTGCCGCAAGCTATGCTCACGCTACCTTCCGGATAGCCTATCGCTATTTCCGTGTGACGCACATGGAAACGCTGTTCATATACCGCTCTGCTTCGTTTCATACCAGCCGCTTTCCTTTTAGTGTCAACATAAGCTCAGGACGTGTAGCCACACCCAACTTCGCAAAAATACGTTTCCGCATGTTGTCTATATTGGAATAGCTGCATCCCATTTCGTCGGCAATCTCTTCGTAGGTGAGCGAAGTATTTACCAGCATGTTCGCCACAGCAGCCTGAGTGGGAGTCAGTCCGCACTCGTACACCGGATTGCAGCACACCTCCTTTTTATCCTTGAAGGCGGGGTTGAATCCGTTGAACGGACAGTTATATCGCATAGGGCAGTGCGTGTTCTCGGTATTGAAGTCTTCCGGACCTTCATGGTCGGGAATATCGTCCTCGCGTCCGAAACAACAGTTCAGGCTTACCAGCGCAAGCTCTGACAGATAGCGGCTGCGAAGGTTCCGTATGGTCTTATAAGAACGTCCAAGTCGCATCTGCAGAAGCTGGTCGGCTGCCACCAGGTGTGAGGGATAGTTTTTCTTCATCTCGTCGAGGTATTCCTCTACGAAGTCAATTCCCGTCTTTCCGTCGTTCTTTACCGTGATTTCCTCTCCGTCTTCAAAAACAATTCTTGAGAATCCGTCCTGAATGCGTGTGTGCGCTTCCCATTGTCTTTCCAGCATGTATCCCATCACATTTCCTCCATTTGTTTCTTGTACTCCTTATAAATAGATTCCAGCCCGCGAAGCTCTACTTCCGTGAAATCGAAGTTACGGAAATGCGCACGCAGCGCATGTTCGCCCATACCTCGTTCTTTCATGAACTCGATAAATTCTCCCTTCTTTCTCACACCGGAAAAGAAGTCTTTCAGTTCCCCTTCGTAGTCAGGATCAAAATCTCTCAGGCATTTTTCCACGCCTTCCGCCTCCCACCGGCGCACGCGGTTCAACCTGATCTTCTGGTACGCCGTGCTCATGCTCATTCCGTAATGTTCCACCAGGTAGCGGCTAAATCCCAGCCGCATGGGGCTCAACTTTTTTTCGGATAATGCTTCAATGATGCTCATTTTCATACTTCTGATATATATTGTCGTTTCTCGCTTTTGCGGTTTCGGTCGTTTTTTGTTATTTTTACCTACAAAGTAACAATTTTAATTTGACAATCGCATTATAATTGTTACGGAAATAACAATTTTAAACTGATTTTTTTATGTACTATTTCAATTCTTTCCTGTTCAATAATCTTCCCAAGCTCTTCGGTCTGAGCGAAAAAGGCGTGTCGGAGAAGGTGTACGGAAAATCATACATGTATAAAAGAAAGGTTGATAATCAAGACAATATACTCGTGCATGACATCGTAATGGTGTGCAACACATTCCACATAAGCCTGTCAAACTTCATTATGTCGGCTCCTCCTGAAAATTTACTCGGTAATCGCTTCAAATATGTCATACCTGATGAAGATTTTAAAGAGGTGAGATTCATACCCGAAAACTTGCGCTGGCTCTACGGTCCGCAGGGACTTACCAAAATTCCTTCGCTTGCTGAATTTTCGCGTCAGAGCGGAATATCAGTCACCAGTATCGTAAGGTGGCAGAATCCGAAGATAGGAGGGTGTACGGTTAACTGGCTTATCGGAATATGCAACCGTTTCGGAATCGACATAGACGTGTTCATGGAAGACGAGAATGAGAAGCTTGAAAAGTACGCGGCCACCGAGACGGAAATATCGCCGCGCGTGTGGCAGGAAATTTCGGAACTCAAAGAGGCTATAAGGCAATACCGGCAGGAACGAATATCACTTCTGGATGAAAACCGCAAGCTGAAAGCAAGAATCAAGGAAACGGAGCTTGTGGCAGAAGAAAGCACCGAATATACCTACGCAGACAGGAAAGTCAGGGAATGGAAGGCTAACTGGGGACTGCTGGAGAACTTTCATATCGTCGTGGGAGTGTCCAGACGAAAAGTGATTCAGGATGCCGGCATGCAGAATTTCAGCGAACTGTTCATCGAAGGAAACATGCTGATTACCTCGCTGGTGAAACTTTGCAACAAATACCATATCAGCACAAGACACATATTCTATCGGGATAACGGCATTGTTCCGGAAGTAAATGTGTACGACTATTACCGGTCGGACAACTGGAAGACGGTAGTTTTCCATCCGGAATATGTGAATGATTTTTTCGGGAAGGAGAGCGTGACGGGTATAAACCGCTCGGAACTGCTTGAACGTATGAATATTAGCGAATGGAAACTTCGTGCATGGCGAAAAGAAAACAGCACCATGCGAATAAAAGACATGCTGGAGATATGCAACCGGTTGGAAGTAACACCTTACTATCTTATTTCGGATCAGAATCGCATGGATATTTCATTTGGTGTAACCAGTGCGGAAATCCTGCTGGAAGAGAACCGTATGCTCCGCCAGCAGGTTATCCGGTTGAAAGAAAAACTACAGAAGAAAAACGGAGAAGGATTCCTTCCGTTAGACGAATGAGTTCATAGTACTTCCTGAGAATCCATACCGCACACTGAAATTCACGGAAATAAGACCTGGTTTAGCGCGGTCATAAAGTTTGTTCGTCTCTTCTGGTATGATGGCGACGGGTATGTATGTGCCGTTATCGTACATCCATGCCTTTCGCGTCACCACAAATTCCGTGAGCCACCATTCGGCCCACTCTCTGTTTACAAATCCGCTGCTCATGGAAAAAGTTCCTGAAGGCGTCTGTGCATAGCTGGCAGTGCGCGTGGTAGCACGGTAGGAAATGTCAGCAGGAAGCGTGTAAAGCTCACTCTGTATGTCATACTCCAGCGAATCGCGCGTAAAAGCGACTACACTTTCCATCAAACCGAACCCGTTCAGGAATATGAAGTGGCGCATGAGCGGGTTTGTCTTTACCGCATAGCGCTTCTTCCCGGTTTCAAATCCGGTGTTCACTGTAAGCTCACCTTCCTTCAACGATGATGTGATTATTTGCAATGAATCCGGGACCAGCGCACCACGTGTGTATTCGGAATATTCTTTCGATTCTTCTCCCTGCACTACGCTGTAGGTAATGGTGTCCGATCGGGTACTTACTGCAGGAATACACAGTATCCATCCCAATGGGACAATATCTCCCTCCGGTTTACGGCTCAAGATGCGTCCCTCACCTAAAATCTCTGTGGTATCTACATTGGATGTGGTAAGGCGTTCAAACTCCGTGAGCCTTCCGGGTATGGCATTGTACTGCTCGGAAGTGGTTTCTCCCTCTTCTATCTCTACCATACCGTCAATATATGACTCCTTGTAGGTAATGGTGTATCGTGCAGCGTATATCATCTGTGAAAGGGTCTGCGTGCCGTTCACATCAAACGTCATCTTTCGTGACAGCGTAGTTTTTATGGTTTCTCCAATATTGAAAACGGCTATCCCGTCAGATCCTACCTCAAAAGAGTAACTTTCTGAATAAGGAAACTCTTCAGATCCGGCAAATGCGGTGGAATTGACCGTAATCTTTATGCGGAGAAACGTTTTTCCGCTCAGCGTGGTTTTTGCCTTAACCACTATGGGGTCGCCTGCAAATGCTATCTGTGGCGGCTGCTGTAATACCTGTATTGCCATGTTTTATTTCTTCATTAAATGGTATATAGTTCGATTGTTACCTCCGTAATCCCGCTACGGTCAATGCTGTAGGATAACTTATTGATGAATCCCACATAGTTACCTATCTGGTAGCGCTTGAGCATGTCCAGTCCTGCAATCTGCGATATGGTCATTCTTACTGTCAGTATCACGGTCTTCCGGTTGTAAAGGAAGTAAAGATACTCCGAAAGGAATTTTGACACCAGCCCACGGTCCTGGTATGCCTGAGAAGCGGGATACTTGTCTTTCCCGGCCACCAGCTTGAGCGAGAATCGTCCGAGCTGGTCTACTCCACCCTGCTCCGTGCCGTTGTAATCAAAGAACCGTCCAAAGTTATCGCAGCTGTCGGTTGTAAAAGCACTGTTGGCTACCGTATGTACCCACGAGTCGTTTCCTTCACCGTCGTAATTAGGACTATAGTCTATGCCAGATTTGCTACCAGGACCGCGCATGATTCCAAGACAAAATCCGGCATCGTAAGTACGCATGGGTGATTCTTCTGCTGATTCTTTGTCATAATTTTCATCGGAAAGATAGCTCAGAGTAATATCATGCCTGTATCGAATCAAATTATACAGGTTAAGGCCTAATACTTCTGGTATAAGTTTTATACTTATATTTTTATCTGACAACAATTCCTGATCCGCAAAAACAGCAAGCAACTGTTCTCCATTTTCTCCTTCCATTGCTTTAGATACAACATCTGAACCATTTACATCATTAATCATAACAGGAGAAAAATTTAGAGATATTTCTTCTTCATCACTTTCCGATGATGTTCCACCAATTACATAATCACGGAATCCACCAACCTCAAACAACGAAGGATTTCCTCCAGTATTCTTGTCCACTTTTATACGATAGGAGTTCCCTGTAAGTTTATCCTGATAGCATGTAGTGTCATTTGATGCTTGTCCCTGCTGAAGAATCTCCATGTAATTATTCTTTTCCTTCACATTGGAATAATCATCATAATTAAATGATGTATCATCATCTTTCCCATAAGAAATACGAATAGTTTTTTCTTTTGTCCTTTTTAATTGTATATCTACTATTTCTACATCAAGAATGGATATTTCATTCGATTTCAGAATGTCTTTTATATATATGACATCCATTGTATTTTTTGCACTGTCGTACAAGAACCGAATACCAAAAGCACTTTGCAAATCTTCTATTAAGTCTTTCATTTCAAGATCTGGAAAGTTTTCATTTGTAGCATAAACATTAATTCCTTTATATGAAAAGTCCTGACTGTAAAAAGTTTTTATAGTTATATAAAGATTACTGAAATTAGGATTAACAAGATATTTCAAATCATCTTTAAGAGAAAAAGAATTTCCCATAAATTTTTCTGATATAATATCAGAATATGAAACAGAAAATGTGTTCCCTTTTTCTTCGGTATGGCACTGAGTAGAAAAAAATGCAAGACGACACATATCGTCTACATCCAAAAGTTCATTTCTATTAACTCCAATTCCCAAATACTTAAAGAAGCAGTCTAAAAGATACAATACATAAAAGCATACTCCACTATAAGGTCTTTTAGGCCTTAGTACATTATAAGTTCCTGAATTATTTGGAGTACATACTCTCACGTTACAATAAGTTTTTGACGGATACGGATCTGATTCATTACTTTCCGTGTAATTCATTACACCATCACCTAAATAAACGGTAAAGTACAGATCGTCATCTCCCCATACAAATTGTGTGGAAGCTGATTTTACCCTATATCCAAGTTTTATCTCCCTGTCGAGCGGAATATCCCTTGCATTCATTCCCTCTATACGGTCCATGAAATCACTGTTACCGGAAATGAATGTGACCGGAAGTGTATCTTCGAACTCCACTTCATCGTCGGTTTCTATCACACCACGGTATATCATTATGCCGTCCACCCAAAACTCTGCGGGCATACGGTCAATGTCCTTCAGGTTAATGTCTCCCCAAGGATCGGCTATATTCTTGAAAATTTCGCGGTTTGGTTCCAGCGGAATTTCGAAAGGGAACGAGAATGTTCCCTGGTCATTGAAAAGCGGGTTCGACTGCTCCAGTGTAATGGAAAAATCTTCCGACAGCTTTACCCACTGGCTGTTAATCTTTATCTGTAGTCCTTTCATCGTGTCATTATTTTATCAGTCCGCGTTTAGTCATAAAATTGCTGGCTTTGTTCAACTGGTTTACCGCACCCTTGCTCCCGTATGGGTCTACGGCGGCGCGAATCGGCTTGCTCAGACGCTCGTTCAGTGTGGAAAGCGCTTCGGCCACACTCCCGAGCATTTGTGTCATCTGCTCGTTCTGCATGGTCATATCCGCAGCTCCGGATGCTACCTGTGTAATCTGCGCCGGCATAGAAGGATAGTTCCCGCTGGCAAATGTCGGCATGGCGGCCGATTTAAGCTGCCCGTGCCGCGCAATGGTGAGAATGCTGTCGTAGATGTGCGGATAGTTCAGAATAAGCTTCTGTGTAGTATCGCCGTCCACAATCATTTCAGGCTTCTTTTCAGAGAAAATACCGAAATGCGCACCTCCGCCGTACACGCCCGTCTTCAGTTCCTTCTGGTAGCGTGCGTTGTATATCTGTCCGTCGTTCCCAAGTACCGGATAGTCACCCTCTGCGTAGGTAAGCATTCCGGCTGCTACACGGCCCTTGCTGCTTGATGATGCTCCAGTTACTGCCGCAACTTCCTGTTTTGACTTTGTAAATGCGCCCATAGCAAGTCCCATAAGTCCATTTAACGCAGCAGAAATTACGGCTATCAGAGGAATACCCCACCAGCCCAACTCTTCTATAATTTTAGCAGAACCGCCGGCAATAGCGCCCGTTATTTTACCGCCCATTCCTTTTTCGCTCGCTGCAAGCCCGGAAATGATCGTACTTCCGGCGCTTTGCACAATTGACTGGTTTCCCGACTGCTCAATAGCCACTTCCTGTTTTTTAAGCGCCTTCTTGGTTAGAAGTTCCTGAATCTTCTGCATAATAAGTTGCTTTGTAAGATTCATGGTTGTCTGAATAAGCTGTTGGGCAGCCTGTTTTCTGTCTTCCACTTCTCCAAAAGCCGCTTCGCCCATTTGCCCGCTGAAATCCACAATGGCATCGGTATATTCCTTCAATGTATTCAGTTTACGTTCCTGAATTTCCATCTCCTGATTATCTAGGTCATTCATGGCTTCATTCAATTTTTGCCGGGCATCGAGCGTCATTTGCATCTGTGCGCGCTTTGCTGCTTCGTATGCCGCATTTGCTTCAAGCGACCTGTCCCTGTAATCCGCTTCAAGGTCTGTGCCCTCAACTTCCTCCAGCTTTGCGTCTGCCAGCAGCTTTTCCTGATAAGCTTTGTCAACTTCCATCTGCATTTCCTGCTCCATCTGTTCAAGATAAGCCTTCGATGCTTCTATCCGCAGCTTGTAGTATTCCTGTTTCGCATCCTCCACCATGCTGTCTGAAGCAAGACCAAGTCCGCTTGCGGTCTGCATCAAGTCAACGTTTGCCTGAGATTCATCGGTCCTTGTCTGCCAGTCTTCCTTCTGTCCGCTCTTTTCCCATTTCTTTTCGGCAATCTTTTTCCTGCGCTCAATGGCACGGTTTTCTGCTGCTTCGTAGTCATCATTATACTTCTGAAGCATGTAAAGAAGCGCCTGATAGTCTTCCGTAGTCTTGTCTTTTCTCCATTCGGAAAATTCAGACTGCGCTTCAATTCTTTTCCTGAACTCCTCCACATCAATAAGATATGCTTCCTGAGACATGGAACGGAGAATGTTCATACGCCGAATACCGGATTCCTCTGTCATTTCTTCCTGCTTCCCGAAAAGAAGTTCAAGTTTGTCTATTGCAGACATAAATTCCTTGTCTACCTGCCCGGTATAGTCATTGTCAAGAAGAATTTTCCGTATGGCTTCCTGGTGCTTCAGCAGGTCTTCACGCATCTTCAGTTCGTCTTCTACCAGTTTAAGCCTTATTCCGTCTTGCATGGCCTGACCTTTATCCAGAAGGTACTTTGACAGTTTTTCCAAGTCTTTACCCTCAAGACCGTAGGTTTTCAGTTCTTCCTTACTAAGCGATTCCATGTCACCAAGGAATGCCCTGCGAAGTTTTATCCGTGCGTTAAGATGCTCAAATTCGTTAGCTTCAAGCTGCCGGTTCATTTCCTGCTCGGTAATTCCCTCATTTGCACGCCGTTCCTTTATCAGCGTTTCACGGGATACAAAATATGTTTCAAGTGCAGAAAGCGCAGCGGTCATTTCATCATTCATTTCTCTTTTTTCGCCCCTGGAGCCGGACTTGTCGTTCAACAGCTCTCCACTGGTATTATACCCCATCTTGTTAAGCTGTGCTTCAATTTCTTTCAGTTTCTTCATGTACCAGTCCATAGCTTCTGCCCTATCCTTAAATTCTTTGGCGTATGCAGTAGAATAGTCGGCATCTTTTCGCATACTTGTTCTTTCAGCAAAAAGTTGCTTGTATTTAGCTACAAGCTGGTCTACACTTGCATCGTCTATTGTGCGTCCATATCCCCATATATTCGGTTCTTTTTGCTTGGAAGTCTTTTCTACCTGCGAAATGGCTTTCTCATAGAAATCCACATAGCTTTGCAACTGCTGCTTCTCTTCGCCAGAAAGAAGAGAAATCTGCTGTTTGGCTATTTTGATATATTCATTGGCTGCCTTTTTCAGCTTCTCATTGTGTTCTAAAAGCTGGTTTTCATTCAATGAATCTGTTTTTACCTTCTGCAATTCGTTCCATTCGGATGTAATGGCATTCAGCATTTTAGTATTTGCCGCCTTTACATCCTGATTTGCTGCGTTTATTTTCTCTTCCGTTTCAGTTACAGCCGAATCAACTGCCTTGTCGTAATCTTTCAGCACATTGATATAATCGCGAACCCCTTCACTTACTTTGAAAAAATCCTGATAAGTGTAGGCATTCCCTTCCGTGGAGAACTTTTCACGCAAGGTAGCGTAAACCTGCTTTACAATTTCATCTACCGGCTTTTTAATATCACGGTTTACTATCTGCTGCACTACGCGCAACGCTTCATCTGACCGTACATCTGAAATACCCTGTGTTTCTTGAAGTCCTTGTTTTATATTACCAAGTGCTGTACTTACTCCTGATGCGGTCTTTTCAGCCGCTTGTTCCTGAAGTTTTTCCTTTAAAAGCAACGATAGCCTTTCACGTATTTTAGCGTTTACAAGTTCCTGTGCAGCAGAAAGTTTTTCGTTACTGTCAGCTTCCGTAAGGAGGAATCCTATATAATCTCCATATCGGTCATTTATCTGGTTGATAAGTTTCAGTTTTACATCCTTTTCCTGATTCTCTTTCTTTGCCCCTTCAAAAAGCGCATCTACACGAAGCCTTTCACGCTCAAGTTCCTTGTTGTAATCATTGGTGGCTTTTGTAATATCGCTAACTTTTGTCAACAAATCATATACAGCATAACCAAGCGTAGTTATTCCGGCAACCACAAGTCCAATTACATTTTTTTTCATGGCTGTATTCAATGCAGAAAATCCTTCCTTCCACAACGTTGTATATGTACTTGCTGTGAATATTGCCGCACCTGCCGCTTTTGCTGCAACCGTAAAAGATGCAAGCCCAAGAACAAGTGAAGTAACTGAAGTTTTAAATACTTCTGCTCCGTCAGATCCGCTTTTTAACCATTTTACAAAATCAAGTAGCGTGGATAGAAACTCTTTTAGTCTTTCTACGGCATTTGAATTAACGAATGTTTCCTTTATTTCGTTGCCAAGTCGGTTTACTATACCAATGGCACTTTCCTGTTTAATATTTGCTTCATTGGTCACACTAATGGCTTCAGCGTACGCCTGGCGTGATAATTCTACACGAGAACGAAGTACATCAGTGTTCTGTGAAAGCGTAGTGATAACTCGGTTCATACGCTTTCCTTCGCTCCCAAATTCTTTCATTATAGGAGCTAATGCCTTCAATCCATCCTCTTCACTCATCCCCTTCAACTTACCCAGAACAACCAGCATAGCATCCATGGTTTTACCTGCGCTTATCATGTCTTCAATGACTTTATCATCTATACCTACAGCCATAGCGATTGACCTTGTATTAGTCTGTAATGCAGATATAAATGAGGTAAGAGCCGTACCTGCCACTTCCGCGCTTTCAGCATTTTCATCCATAACCGCACCGAGAGCTGCCATTTCCGCCATAGTAATCTTGGATACGCTTGCCACAGAGCCAATACGGTTAATAATATCGGTAATAGGTCCGGCTGTGGCAGAACTTGCAGCAGACAATTCATTGATAGAACTACCAATAGCCAATAAAGCTTTTTCTGTTCCCAGAAGTTTACCTTCTCCTGTAAGATTGCTGATTTTTAGAAGGGTGTTTACACCTTCATTACCAAGTTCATTTAATGCAATAGTAAGCTGATCTGCCGCACGCACAAATCCAAGCACATCTTCCTCCGTTTTCAGACCTGCCTGTCCAGCCGAAGCCGCAAGACTATAAAGCTGTTCCTGCGCCGTTCGTGTGTCTATCTTATCTATGTTTTTTGTAAGATTCGCAATCTCTTCACTGGAAAGCCCGGTTGTTTTCTGGATGTCAGCCATGCTGTCGCTAAGTTCAAAATTCGCCTGAGCCATTTGCTTTATACGCCCGACGATTTCATTGAATCCGGCGTAAACCAGCACATACGATGTAAGTCTTTTCGCTGTAGCTACAATCTGGTTGTCGTGCTCCTGCCAGCTTTTTTTCACATCGTCTATCTGTGCACTTACCTGACGAAGCTTAGCTGATGTCTTTACATACTCCTCTGTACGTCTGGTTGACTCCGTTAGTTCTTTCTGCAATTGTGCGGAAGCCTGTTGCAATTCTTCAAGCGGAGCCGTACGCAAGCGTTTCATTACATCGTCTACATTTACAAGCTTATTGGAGACCGCCTGCTCTGCAGATTCAATATCCTTAAAAGCATTCCTTATTTTATCCAGTTGTTTCGTGTTACCCACTTTTAACTGGCTTTGATAGTCCTGCAATGTTTTTTTCAACTGCTGAAGGTCTTCGTACGTCCCGTCAAAAGTACCCATACCAACTTCACCGGCCTTGTCGAGAGCTTCATCCAGACTTATAACTTCATCAGAAGTAGTCTTTATTTTCCCATTAAGCGTGGCAATAGCATCTTCGACCTCCTTTATTCCCTTTGTGTCGCTTATTTTAAGCTTCTGCTTGTATTCTTCAAGCAATTTGATAGCCTCTTTCGTCTGTCCGATAGTCCCGTCAAACGTCCCAGTCTGAACTTGTCCCAAAGTGGTTTTTGCCTGCTGAGTTACCCTCCTCGATTGCTCCATTTCCACCGTGCGAAGCTGTTCTGAGAATCTGGCCATTTCCTCAGTTCCTTCCTTGGTAGTTCCCATCACTTCCTGTAAACGCTGGCGAAGCGTTGAAAGTGCCTTGTCGGATACATCGCGTATATTCCCGAATATTGTAGCGAAACCTTCTATATTCTTCTTACGACGCTCAAGCTCTTCCATAATTTTGTTCAGCATGGAAGCGTTATATTGCATTTTTTCAAGGTCTTTAGGGTCTGTTCGTGCAAGCTGCTGCTGATAATAATTACGGCTTGACTTTAAGTTACGTTCCGTTTCACCTGAAAGGTCGCTTAACTCCTTTGATATGTTGTATATCTGTCTTTCAGTATCCCTTATGACCTTATTCATGGACTTGAAACGTTTCTCACTTTCCTGTATTTTTTTTCCAAGTTCATCATAAGCTTTCGGATCAAGTTCAAAAAGCTGCTGCTGCTTCATGGACTCTATCTCCTTCGACAGTTGAGCAGCTTCGTTCTTCATTTCCTGAAGCTGCTTTTTTGCCTGAGTAGTTCCGCCTATATATACGTCTATTCGTGCTTGTTGGTTCCTGTTGTATGCCATGCCTAGTTTGATTTTTACCCAAAGTTACCTATCGTAAAAAGCAAAATGAAGGACAAAAAAATATAGGCTCAACGCACTGGTTTTCAGAAAATCACTATATTTGCAAAAACAAAATACCATGCAGAAATCATTGGACGAAGCAAGGAAACAAAAATTCCTTGACTTGAAGAAATGGGCGCTGACCACAATACAGAGCATACACAGAAACTACGGAACACAGAAAGTATGGCCAAGAGGTTATCCCGGTCCCTACATCGGATACCGCAACACACCCGCAGCCAAGCGAAGCACTGGAGAATCTTTCAGCTACCGTAATTTCTATGCGAAGGTCTACAATATGGCAGAGGGCGATACGGAAAAAATTTCCTTCTTTTTCCGATATTATCTTTTCTTTGTGGACATGGGTGTTGGACGTGGAAGAAAATGGAGATTTGAAGGAGAGGATGCCAAATGGAACAAATTGTATGAGGAATGGAAGGGACAAGGTGACAGGCAGCAGCGTCCGTTCCTTACAATGGAAATCAGACACCAGATAACAAGACTTAGCGAAATGGTGCAGGCATACTACCATGACATCGTACAGATAGATGTGGTAGAAGCTCTTGAAGGGAAAAGCAAAAACTGAATATAAAAAACCATCCGGAAATATCATTAATTTCTTCCGGATGGTTTACCCTGTTCAACAAACGGACTTTCAATTTTTATCACTAGCTTTGTCAGCAGGACTTTCCCTGACTAATATCTCACAACCCAGAGCCTGGGAAATCCTTATCAGTGCAAGAATGCTTTCATCCTTTCCGAGCATGATGCGGTGAAGCTCGTCGTAAGTCACACCGGCCTGGCCTTCCATGTTGTGAATGTACATTCCGCACACTTTGGCTCTCTCTGCAAGGAAAATAGAAATATTTTTCGCACATTCCTCGGTTTCCTTTTCTCCGCAGTCGGCCTGCTTTGGAAGGTTCATCGCACGACGGACGCTGTACATTCTTGCTTTTGTCAAAATCACGCAGCAGGATACAATAAAAATTCCTGCCAGAACAATCGTCAGATTTGTCATTTCTTTCTTTTTTTAAAGGTTAATTTTATCTGTCTTTTTACTGTTGAAACAAAGATTTAAAAACTATTCGCCAGCAACCTCTAAAGTGGTTTGCGGCAAACCTCTCGAGCGATATGCAGCAAACCTCTCAAGTGGTTTGCTGCATTTGTTTTGAGTGGCCCTACAGGCTATTGTGGAGGGGGTGCGCAGAAACGTAGTTTCCCATCATCATAAGAAGGGTTTTCTGGCCGCTCGTGTCGGACGAAAGGAAGTCCACAATCTCCTTGAAAAGTGAGCGCGAGCACTCGCGTTTCACACTGACCAGAAAACCGATGCCGAGCAGGCTTTCCAGCTCACGGCGCACGGTGTGTTCGGGCATGAAGTCCTCATATTCCACATAGGCCAGCACGCCTTTCCTGGTGCTGGTAAACATAATGCTGTGTCTTACTTCTCCAAAATAGCCGTCTATTGCTTTTCTTGCTTCGCGCTTGTTCATAAATGTCCTCCTTTCTGAATGATGATGCGTGAAAAGAACTCGTATCCTTCACGTGTAATGTAAGGTGTGTAGTATTTTAGCCCCGCTCCCGTTGCTCCCGAATGTGCGGCAATCATCAACCCGCGCCGTGTGCTTTCCTCGGAAGGGGCGTTGTAGCATTCCGGCGACGAAAGCAGCCACCCTTCACGGCGAAGAAAATCAAAAACCTGTGCCGAGCGTACCAGTATGCCGTGCTCGCGGCTTATAAGTCTGGCCATCTGCCGCACAAGCATCGCATCGCGGTGGTGAATCCTTATTTCCCTTGCCGTAAGAAACGGAATCGGATTATCCCTGCATGGCAGCTTTGCGCATTCCGCTACGTGTTGCACTGCTGACGGAAGAAGCGGAACTTCCGGCAATGCAGCCACCATCCTGGCTATTCGTAACCTTTCTTCTCTTTTCATGGCTGCACTCCTTCCATCTTTATGGTTTCCATTATCCGGAGAAATCCCGCCTCGGTGAAAAGCGGACGGTAAGTAAGGATACCGCTTTCCTCGTCCTTGTCAGGTTCCATGGCGTATGCGTATCCGTGCATACGTGAAAACTCCGTGGGCTTCATTCGCTCTTGCTCTTTTGCCTGAAGGAACTTGTGCTCATAAAGGAACTGCAATAGCGAAAAAGGGGATATTTCTATGCTAAGCTCTTTCCACAGACGTATCCGCAGGTCCTCCATATCCATTGCACGGTACATGACCGAAGGTGTAAGCACGGGGCTGCTTATGTATATACACTCGGGATACTTTTTGTAAAATTCAGGCTTGTAGTACATGTCCGATACATCCTCCTTCTTCCACTCCTTCAATCCTTCCACATCGCCTGCAAATGCGGACACAATCTTTTCCAGACGCTCAACCCGCTTCAAAAGGCTGCTTTGCTCTTTTCCCTCCGGAAAAGCTGAGGGAATTGATACATGAAGGCTTTCTTCACGGCATTTCTCCATCTGCTCCAGACGGTACTTTAGCACGGCTACCTCTTCTTTCTTTCGTTCAAGCTGTTCAAGCGCATCTCCCAGCTCCTCGTCGCTTTCTATCAGAAGCTGGGCAAGTTCCTTCCTTCCGTACTTGCTCACGTCTATATCGTCCTGCTGCGGTTTCGTGACCTGCTCACGGAGCTTTTTCTCCATTCGGTTGAAGGCCGAAATGTAGGCTTCCTTAAACCGGGCTGCCTTGGCTCCCGTATATCCCATGACAAGGAAAGTGAATCCGTCCTTGGTCATGGTGTAATACTTTTCTTTTTTATGCCCTCCGTTTGGTAAATCTCTGATAATGAACGAAACGCCAAAATTGGCGTTTTGAAAATCAGATGAACATCCAAGGTTATTTATATCACGGCATACCTTGTTATGTTCTTTTCCGAAAACCTCAGCTACTTTATATGTGTCTGTCAAAGCTTCGTTATTATCACCCACAAACACCAGTTCACTATTCAACACTTCTTCCATAATTACTAATCCTCGCCTTTAAATTCATTTTCCATTTTATCCAAATCTTTACACCCTGTGACACCCTGCATAATGCGGACAAAAGATACAAGCATGCACCATGCAGTGAATAGTCCCAAAGGAACTATGAGAATAACTTTTGCCACAGCAGGAATAAATCCCGAAAACACAACGCAAGGAATAAAAACCGCCATGCTTGCAAAGGTTATCACATGAATGTACCAGAGTTTCTTTCCTTTTACCTTACTCCGTGTATGTACGCCATCGCACGCTCGTGCTGGCTTTGTGGCATTAGGTCGGCGTAGTCCACGTACAAATACTCTCTTACACCATCCGGCCACACGCAAAATGCTGTCGCTCCATCTTCCGAATAATTCACTGATACGAATGGCGCACCGCTCAGTTTGCGGTGAATAAACTCCGAAGCCATTATCCGGAGTTCCGATGCTGGTTTTTTCTTCATAATTCATATTCTATATTTATAAGGTTATTAATATCTGTATTTGCGTCCGTAATCTATGGCCCAGTCATTCTTACCGAAAACCACGTGCTGATACATGCGTGCATTGCGCTGGTCGGCCTTGCTGCTTTTCATGGAAGCCATTCGCTTTTCTGATTCCTCACGCTGTGCGGCTTCTTTCTTTGCTCTGCGCCATGCTTCTTTTAATGCCTGGCTCATGGTGCAGTTCCATGAATGGTTGCGGATTCTGTGAGCAGCTTTCATGATTTCGGATTTGTTGAATTTCTGTGTCATATCTTTTTTGTCTTAATGATTACAATGCAAATGTAAGTACTTTATTTTACATATCAAATATAAATGTATTGTTTTCTACTACGTTTAACATAATTTCGTAAGTAGTTTATTTTACATTTTACTTAAAGATGTATATTTGCATAAAAAATAAAACAATGAACAGAATTAAAGATATTATAAAGGAGAAAGGACTTACTATTAATGAAGTAGCAGACAAGCTAGGAATAACTAGAGTTACGTTATCTACACAAATTAATGGAACTGCAAATATTTCTTCTTATGAAAAAATAGCAGAAGCCCTTGAAGTTCCCATGTGGCAACTCTTTGCCAGCCCGGAAGAAGTGCGTAAAGAATCAGGTGCAAGCGTCTGCCCTTATTGCGGTGGCTTGCTCGATGTGGAAGTCAATCTGAGAAAGAAGAGCTAATTTTTTTTGCCCATACGCTAACAATTTTAATGCGACTCACGTTTAAAATTGTTTTGTTTTTTTCATTTTTCCTCCGAAAATCAGCACTTTTAAAATTTTCATCTCATAATCATATTTTTATTTTATGCTTATAGTTACATTTGCTTGAAATAAAAATTAATTAGTGTATGAAAAAAATTTTAACAATGCTTATTGCTTGCGTTCTATTTTTCAGTTGCTCAAAGGACGAAGGCACAGAAGAAACGACACAGAACACGCTATCTGAGAAACTAACGAATGGATATTTTATATCCGATGATGATGAAGCAATCAGATTTCGCACAGACGGCTATTTTGAATGGATGGAAAGAAACAGTTACAGGAAATATGATAGACCTGAAATGATGTCTGTTGCAAAATGGAAAATAGATGAAGATGGGAATGTAATCATAGTATGCGATGATGAAACCGGCTCAATGCCAGACGACGCACCTTCATTTATATATAACATAAATTTCTCAGAAAACAAGCTTTATTTTACCAACCAGGAAGGTGAAAATAAAGTTATGGAAAACAAAGAAGTAAGCAATCTTCTACAGGAAGAAATGATAGGTCATACGTTTAAAGCCGGCATAGATTATCAATATGGTGGACAGAAATACAGAGCTGTTCATACCCTTACATTTGACAACGAAATAGGGACAGCAGAATGGAGTGTGGAATGGAGTTATAAGGATTCAGGAACAGTTAGAAACACATATTCAGCACAAGGTTATTATTATACAAACATTTCAAGAGATGAAATATATTTCTACTGGTTTTACGACAATGGTGAAATACCTCCTCACAGCGCACTTTGCCCTCCCGAAAACATGGTCAATATGAGACACGAAACAAGCCCTTCTGGGGAATGGCTTATTTATTTTGACGGAGGATACACTAACTTTGGAAATGTAAATTTTGTCAGACAATGATATAATTTACTGATAATTAAAAAACAATGCAGCCGGGGAAGAAACGACAAAACCCGGCTGCATTTTCATTCATATAGGGTGGAAAGACAAACTACATTCTTGTGAGTTTGTTACCGAAGAAGTTGGCCAGAATGTCCAGCCCGAATCCGCGAAGGCCACCCATCTCGGATACCATGCGGATAAGAAGGTCCAGCTTTTCTTCTATGCGGCTGTTACATGGCTGCCGGCTCTCCGTACATGCGCTTCTTGAAGTAACGGCGCACCTGAAAGTTCTTGTCCTTGTCTTTCAGGTAGGACACAGCTTTCTTGTAGCATGAAAGGGCCATCTTTTCGTTCGGCACTTCGGCAGGTGTCTTGTATCCCATGTCTTCAGCGATGCTGTATGCCATGTCGCTGTAAATCATGTTGGCTGTGACACAAAGTGCATACGAGTTGTACGAAGGTTTTTCTTCGGGAACTCCTCCGAGTTGTTTCACGGCAGACACGAAAGTGTCATGCCCCCAGTGGAATCCTTTCAACCCATCTTCGTTGACCATGGTTTTACCGATATTCACGGCCTCTGTTTCCGACAAAAAATTATCCCAGCACATTGCTTCGAGGTGGCTCAGCCAGCTCATAGCCATTTCCGGATGCATCTTTGCCATTTCCTTGAAATAATAGGTAGCAGCTTCGCCGAATATTTTCATATTCTTCACGTCCTTGCTGTCCTTCATCTTATCATACAGCTCCTCGTAACGGGAGATCATTTGTTCTCTATCCATATCTCGATATTTTTAAATTAGTTTCTTCAAAACTTCCCGCCCTCGCGGACGGGAAGCCACTCAAACATTTTTCCTTTTCCTTCGCTTTTTTACGGGTTCATCGGCAGATGCCAGACTGAAAGCGCTAAACGCGGCTGCCTGAACTTCGTTAAGCGGGAAAGGTAGCAGTAATCGTGACCGGGACTGCAATCAGTGCGCCGCAAGCAGAGCAACCGCAACCGTTCTCATTGTAAGAGAATACCTGCGGAACTAAAGCTGTAGCTACCACACTGGTAGGGGCTGTATTTGCCGCACCGATGAAGGTTACTGTAAACTGTTCGGTCCACTGAATAGTCTTTGCTGCACATCCGTTTTTCGGAGTGTAGGTCAGAGTTACAGCTGCGTTGATAAGCGCAATGTTCTGCGTGTTGTTGTTTGTGACGCTTGCTACACTGAATACGACGGTAGCAGTAGGTTGAACGCCGTTGTTCACGCAATAAGCCTGACGCAGTTTCTTAGTGATGTTTACCGTCAGTGGCTGAGCGGTAGCTGTCGGAACTCCAGACAAAGTAATTGACTGAATCATAGTTGTGTTGTGTTTGTGTTATATATCTTTTACAGGACACCAGGCCGCCTGTATTCGGCACTTATTTCTCTTCTTTTTCTCGTGTTTCATTCTTTGGTGCAGGCTGCGGTTGTGGGTGCGACGGCTGTGCGGGCTGCTGCGGAACCTTCACCACATATTCCTCGGGTTTCTGATACGGAAGGTTGCAGTCCAGGTATTTCTTCAGTTCCACCAGGTCATTGCGGTCGAAGGTGAAAAATCCGTCGATTATGGAAAGCTTTCCCTGCTGGATGGCAGAGTCAACGTATCCGTGAGCCAGTTCCGGGATCATGTCGTCCGGAATGCGGGACACAAATTTTTCGAGGAACGGACGGATCATTTTTGTCCCTCCTAAAGATGCCAGCGAATTGATTTCATTGGAAATCTGCCATCCGGGGCCTGCGAGTCCGATTGACTTGAATAACTTCTCCACCGGAAGCATGCCGGCAGAAATACCGTTGAGCGTATTGCCCATCATAACCGGAATGACCGGCTCACCCCATTTCAGGATGACAGCGGTCAGAATCTGTGCGTTTGTCATTTTTCTGCGTGTTTGAGTTTTTTCTACAGTGCTTGAAAATCAAAAGGAAGGGGAAGACCGGACGGTCCTCCCCCGGGGCCAGTTTGGGGTTACTGGGCAGACGGACATCCGCAGCATCCATCCTGACATACGTTGCTTGACGGAATGTATGTCTTAGTGATAGCCTGCAAAGCGGCGATGCTGTTCTGCATACACTGCAGAGCAGCGGTGTTGGTACCGTTGTAAACGGCCTGCTGCATGTTGACAGCGGTCTGAGCGTCCTTGTTGGAGCGAACTTCCACTGAAAGTTCCTTGATCTGACCCTGCAAGTCCTTATAGGCTTCCACGATCTTCTGGTCAGTGTACTTGTCAGCCTTCAGCAAAGCGATTTCTGAATCCTTTGCGTTCAGTTGTTCCACCATGTTCAACTCATAACGGCTTACGGGCATGTTGTCTGAGCATACGCCTTCTGCGTTCCATCCCCAGCCATTGCGACCCAGGATGTTACCACCGTTGATACCCAAAAATGATGCGATGCCGGCTGCAGCCCCCACCGTGTTAAAATTACCTTGTCCCTGGCCGGTTACGTTGTAACTCTGGCCATCCATACCTTTGATTGTCATACTGTTTTGTGTTTGTGTTGTGTCGTGAACTATTTCCCGACATGACAAAGGTACGGACGAAGCATTACTCTGGGAATGAGTTATTTCCTAACCTCTTCCTGATTCTTTCGCAACTTATTCTGAATGTTTTCTGTGTGCTGAAACGCTGGTCGAAATTGGTATGAATCTGGTTGACGGCACGCTCCGTCTTTCCGATTCGTGCAGCGATATACGACGGATTCAATCCGCTCTGAAAAAGGAAATGCACCAGCAGATAGCGTGCATCTACCGTTTCTGTGTCCTTCCTTCCGGAAAGGATCTGTGCAGACGGTATTTCCGTTTCCTCCGATACCATGCGGAGGATGGTGTTAAAAATCTCACTCTTACTCATCGTTTCTTTGTTTATCGGGCACGTCTGCCCTGTGTTTTTCTCTTGTGTTTAAAGAAACAACCTGCCGCTACCATTGCAGCAGGTTGTAATTAAGCGTAACGCCCAGAAACGGTTCTGTCTTCCCTGAAAGCCCTATCCCGTATCCGGCGCTCAGTCCTATCCCCCACCTCTTTTTTTTCGGTGCCGGTGCATTTACCACCCCCGTCTGTGTGCGTCGGTAAAACTCTGCCGACACCAGTTGCGGGCGATACCCTGAAATGACTATCCGGTAGTCGTCCGTGCGGTATTCCTTCTCTGTGAGAGGAATAATCACGTCCACGCTGTCTTTCCCTGTAGAAAGCGAATCAGAAACAACCGTAACCGTATCCGCTATGCTGTCCGGGATGGAAGCTGGTCCGGACAGTTTCTGCGGACGATATACCGGAAGGCGTGCGGTGTCTGTTCCTGCGGGACGTTCTGACACGGGAGGAGCAACTGCCGTGTCGCGTATCGTATCTACCCTGACGGGAAGCCATACGGTATCACCCTGACCAGACTGCGGCGACGCGCATCCACGGAAGAAAAGCGAAAAGAGGAGCGCGGCCGACAGCAAGCCTACCAGTATCCACGGAAGCTGTTTCATACGCCCAGGTATTTACAGATTCCCTGCACATGCAGCGTGACAATCTTCTGGCGACCTTCATCCGACAGAAGGAAGTCCACATCTTCGCGATTGTCCTGGAAAAGGTTTTCCGTCAGCACGGCCGGGCATACGGTGTGCTTCAGAATATAGAAACCGCTTTCCTTGTCGCTGTCGCCGTCGGCGGTGTCCTTGCGAATCTTCATGCCTTTCAGCACCTGCTCCGCACTCTGATACAGACATTCGGCCAGTTTGTCGGCCTTGGTCTGACCTACGCTGGTCCATGCCTCCCATCCGCGTGCGGTCATCCACTGCGTGCCGCTTCCGGCAGCGTTACAATGGACGGATACCAGGATGCTGTCTTTCACCCGGTTGGCGCGTGCGCACCGTTCCTGAAGCGAAATGTCTTCCTCTTCCGGAACGAGCAGCTGCGCGTCGAGCCCTTTCTTCTTCAGCGCATCCACCACGCGGCGTGCAATGTCGCGTGCATAGGCATATTCACGCAACCGTCCGTCGGGCGACTGCTTCCCATTGGTGTCTGCACCATGACCGTTATCAATCCAGATTCTCATGTCGTGTCTAGTTTAGTTTGTGTGTTGTGACTGTGGTTATGCAGAAGCCAGAACCCCGGCCTTTTCAAGCTCGTCAATCAGCTTGTTCAGTACGGTATGTGCATCTTCCGAACCTGTAGCATCTGTTACATGGGCACCCTGCTTTACAATTCCGGGCTTTGCTGTTGTAGCATTGGTATATGTGGTGTCTGTCCAGTTTACCGTGACATACGCTTTACCTGCTCCGTCTACTCTTACAGCATAGTTCTTTCCGCTTTCTGAAAATCCGGTCTGGATTCCTCCCAAAGCAGAGTCGCTGGCTTTCGGGAGCACATAGCTTTCACCTCCTCCGCCACCACCGGCTGCTGCGGTATCCTTGATGACCAATGCCTTGACTTTTTTCACCTCCACATCGCTCAGAAGCCGTACCTTCATGCCGGCAGGTACATTGATTTCAATTACTGAATTTGTGAAATTCACCGTATCCATTGCGACGGGTTCCATGGTGTCAATAAACCGGGAGATTGAAAGCCTTCCGCTTTTCACACCCTGAATCTGCACCATTGTACGTCCTTCGGAAGTATATTCGGCCACATAGCCTTCAGCTCCCTTCTTAAAACTGATTTCGTCCATTGTTTGTGTTGTGTTTTTGGTTTGTAACTCTATTTATAGGGATTCTCCCGGTATTCCGGAAGAATGAACTGTATGTTCACCGCTGCATCGTGCAGCACCTTGTGGGTTTGTTCCTCACTTACCCCCATTTCGTCGGTAAACTCGCAGAAGATGTTTCCTACCCAGTCGGAAGCGCTGTTCAGCCTCTTTATGGCTACGGCGCGACAGCCATTGGTTATAAACAGGGATTTGGCCATCTTGTCCTTCACTTGAGAGTCTATATCCGTATAGCAGAGAAAAAGGTTTTCGGCCAGTCCTCTGCTGAATACTGCCATTTCGCTCATGGGGAGCCGCTGCACATTATCCTTCATGCCCGACACCCCCTTGCGTTTCACTTCGAAATAGATGGAAAGGAAGGCTGCGTTACCCAGCGGGTGCGGCTGTACGATGTACACCCTGTCGGCCTTTGTTTCGTAGAGCACCTTCCACAGCTCACCGAATACCTTTGCCGTATTCTCGCTTCGCTTGAAGCTAAGACGTTCGGTTTCCTGCTTGTACCGTTCCAACTTCATATCGTTCATCTTGTCACGATACTTCTGCGTCATTTTGTTGTACTGAGTAAAAATCAAGGTACCCACGGAAACTACAGCTGCGCTTATGGCCGTCACCATTTCTGCGTCCATTCCGTGCCTCCTTCCGACTCCCCGTTATTCCATCTCTTCCGTATTATCCTTAAAAAGAGCGGCAATAGCTTTTACCACATCGTAGAAACCGCATCCGCTAAGGCCGGCAGCCAGTCCGTAAATAAGCGTTCCCCACCATTGGTATCCTTCGAGCAGAGGAGTAAGCTGAAGCGCCCATGCCAGCACGCACACCACCATACCTACCGCCACGCTCACACCGATTTTTGCGAGCTTGCTTTCTGAAATGGCAGGAATGACTTTCAGAATCTGTGTCACGATAGCCGAAATAAGTGCTACGATTCCGGTAAACGTGCCCAGGTCGATTACGAATCCGGCAGTAGAAGGTTCAGAGGTTACAGCTCCCTGTGCGAAAACGGTCACTGCAGAAATCAGCAGTGCAAACATTAAAATCATCTTTTTCATCTTGTCGTCGTTTTTAGTTAAACATTTGGTTTTTGTTGCAATACAAAGTTACGAAGAGCACATTGGAGAATGAAGGACAAAAAAACGACGGTTTCTCGGCGGACAAAAACAAGAAAGGAGACAATCGCTTGTCTCCTTTCTGTGTTGATAAAACTCTCATCGAAGAAGGGAATCCCTGTTTTCCCTATCACGCCGCTAAATTACAAAAAATATTTATATCCGAATAAAACGGGTCTGTTTTTTTGATAATTGAATGCTTATTTGCACTTTAAAACAATAAAAAGAAGGACGGATGTGCAACACTTTGCTCCGCCCTTCAAGCCAAATAAAACAAACCTGCAATTAGGTTTATTTATTACAAATATAACTATTTCTTTTACAGGTATTGCTTTTTATGTAATTTTTTTCTAACTTGTGATAGCCAAATAAAATAAACCTTCTATGAACAAAATCAAGTATTCTATCTGCGTCAAAGAATTTGATTCAGGTATGTTCAGCGTATATGTGCGCTGCGAACAGTTCGGTAAAAGTATCTTAATTGATACAAACGTACATGTGTTTCACGATGAATGGGATGGTGAAAACGGACTTATTATCCGTAACCCAAATGCAAGGAAACTTAATCTGTTTATCCGTAAAACGCTTTATCAGCTTGAAGAGTATGAACTTGATTACGACGGAGAGCTTACACTTTCAAAGCTGAAGGAAATATGGGACGGGCGTGAGTCATCTAATGACTTCTATTCGATGATGGAATATCAGATAGAACACCGCGATATTCGCGAAGGAACAAAAGGAATACACCGGCGTGTGCTAAAGCATCTCAGGAAATTCTGTAAAGAATGTTCAGTTTCCGATATTACGGAAGATTATGCAAAGGGATTTATACGCTATATGCGTGAAGCCGGTCTGAATCAAACTACAATAGGTATGCATATACATGTGCTTAGGTGTTATTATAATATTGCCAGGAAATTGTTTGGCAACAAGGTCCCTTCCGGTAGTTTCGACTTCTATCATGAAAAGCTTTCAGACCGTCTGAAATATAAAATGAAGTCGCTGACTGACGATGATATTCGTAAAATTGAAAATTACATAGCACGTACCGACACTCCATCACGATTCATTGTTACACTTGACAGATTCCTTTTTATGGCTTACACCGGAGCAAGAATATCAGACTTTGCTTCATTCTCCCCGAAAAATTTCACCATAGAAAATGGGAAAATGTGGCTTACCTATACTTCCATAAAGACAAATACAGGCGTTAGGATACCTATTTCTTCTATATTCGACGGAAGAGCAGAGCAAATAATAAATAAATATCTTTACAGGCTTGATGATTTTTTCGGAATAAAAAAGGAATTGTTCAATGCCAGATTAAAAACTGCTATAAAACATGCAGGTATAGATAAGAATGTTTCAGCTCATGTGGCTCGACATACTTGTGCGTCAAGACTTGTAAACAAAGATGTTCCTGTTACTACAATACAAAAGGTAATAGGTCATAGAAGCTTAAAAATGACAATGGTATATGCACAGACAAGTGAAAGCACTCTGATACGACAACTGTCTATTTAATTAGAACAAAAGGAAAGTGAAGATAAAAATAATCTTCACTTTTCTTTTGTTCAGTTAGTTAGTTGTGGGAGGACTATTACCGGAATTTGACCAATCAGTAGAGAAAGGATTGTCTACTTTATCAAATGGTGGGAGAATTATAAAACAGATAACTATCAATACAGGTATAAACAAGATATTAATATTAAAGGACTTTTCAGGCGGACCTGTATTTGAATTATCAGTTTATAATAATGGAACTGTTTTCAAAGGGATGTTTTACGTATCAAATGTAAAAATTAACATAGCCAAAACAACTAAAGGTGGTGATATGAATTTTAATTTTATTGTTAAAAACAATAATTTATATTTACAACTTGACACTAGCACTACGTTCCTATTATTGGGCGTTAGCAATTTGTACGCAGTAAATAGAAACAAGTTAGTTTTAGAACCAAGTACTGATGATTTATCAAGTCCAAATGTTACTGTTACTGTATAAGATAATTAATACTTAGGAGTCTTCTATCCTCCTAAGTATTAAATTATATATAAGAAACAGTTTTATTTACTATAGTTTGTTCTATCCCTTCAGGAACAGAATCAACAGATATGGATTTATTAACCCAACATTCTGGAGAGGCACTAATTATAGAATATACTCCTCTGTTTGATGTGCCTAATAAAGATATAAAAATTGAGCATGATTTTTCAGATGTAGCTATAATTTTTGCCTGATTAAAAATTGGTTTGTTGTCTATATAATGATGTTCAATAAAAACCCCAAAAGCATTTTGTGTATTTCCTTCTGGATTATAAGATTTTTTCACAAAAATAGTGCTCATTGCATTTTGATTTCCTAATCCATTCCATCCCTGTCCTGCATATAAATTTAATACGACAGAAAAGCCATCTCTAACATTTTCAAAATTGCCTAAATGTAACCATTTTGGGGAGGATACACTATCAAATGGATATGCTTTTATAAGTTTATTCAACTCTAGAAGTCCTCCCACAACTGATATAGTTTCCGGATCTCTTATTACTTCATTAAAATCTATTGTTTCCATAATCTTTCTAATTTAAAATTTTTATTAATTATCGTGCCATCTGACACCGGTTAATATTCCATTTACAAAAAACAAATCTCCCAGTCTAAATCTACCAGCCGAGGGGTCCCATACATGCTGAAATCCAACTGCTGTAGTCAGGCCGTAATCACCAAAAGATCCGCCTAACTCACTACCATGAGTGTTAATTTTACCACGAAAATCAATCGCTGTATCATAATCACGTCCTTCAGTTACTATACTTAACGCAGTATGTGATACACCTCCTTTAGATTGTACAATTAATGTCCCAATACCTTCTGAATGTAAGTCGTATTTATCTAAAGTTGTCGTAAATATACCAGCAACTTTGGATACAATTCCTGTAGATCCAGGTAAGGTATCACCAATCCCAGCCGTCTTTTTTTTATTGTTAAATGATATACCATTTCTCATAAGTAATAAACTATCACCAACATCGGTAGAGCCTATTGCTGATTGAGTGACTGTAAATCCTCCAAGAATTCCAGAAGTTGCAGTAATCTTTCCTTCGATATCTACATTTTTAGCTTTAATTCCATCTGCATTAATCTGTTCTGCGTTAATCTTCTCAGCTAATAGTAACTTTGTTGCGATAAAAGTCCATTCTTGAGCAGATTCCCAAAAACCCAAATATCCTGATATAGAAGATGAAGGGTTGTTGTTAGAGTCAGAGGTATGAGTTTTGGTGCATAGATATAATTTATTATTATATACAACAACGTCGTAAAACTCTTCTCCATCTGCTCCTTGCAAATACTCCACACCCTCTGCCCATGTTCTCATTCGCAGTTTTGCACCTTGTTTACCCCAGCTGTTTTTTAAGGTTGGAGTAGACCATGCACCGTAACTTGCAGTGTATATCTTAACACTGTATGCAGAAGTAGTCTTAACACAAACTACGACATTGCAATCTTCATCCGCTGTGTAGGTAGACACTTGTGGAACGGTGCTATTTAAAGTTTTAACAGGGGTAAAACTCGCCGTGCTTCCATTAGACAATGAAATAACCGATACAGAGCTTCCCGCTGTATTTACCTCTATAACCTGACCTTTAGAGAGTTTTATATTATCGCTATACTTGTAATTCGCATCCGAAATTTTATTTCCCGTATTGCTAATTCTATAACCTGCATACACCAAAACAGCATTAGAAATGTCATTCGACGAATACATTTCTGTTCTTGCCCTTTGACTTTCCCACAAATAAGGAAATGATGCTGATACATCAAGCATTGTAGCACTCCATCCTTCAGGTATTTCTACTCCTATTGAAACAGGAGTAGATGGTTTCACGTTATGTTCTGTCCTTTTATAGCAAGATTCATATACTATAGTATCTTGCATTCCGATTAAAGAAAAACTACCTGATGCAATCATAATTCTTTATCCTATTGTTGCGCTTACACTACCACTGATTCCCATACCTGCACGCTTAATGTCTGCATAGGATATACTAGCTGTAGCAGCGTTAAATGTTGCAGACTCTTTCCCTGTCAAGGTAAATGCGTTTCCAGCATTATCTCTAATATTCCAAGACCAGGAAGACACTGATGCGACTTGACTAATGTCAGAGCGTTTCCTAGCTTTAGGCGCAATTACCGCTGTTTCATTTGCACGAATTGCATTACCTGTAATTCCTGTAATATCGAAATAGACTTCATAAGGGTCTGATACGTCAGTAATAGTAACAGTTTCAGATATTGTTTCTCCACTTATAGTAGCAGTGCACCGCAAGAGAAGCACGTTATCAACGTCTGCGTTTGCAACCACTTGAGTACGTGAAGTTCCCATAGTAACATTGCCACTTCCAAGAAGTTTCTCCCATTTAAAAGTAATTCCATTATAGTCAGACAATTCATTTCCGTCTTTATAAATATTACATTTAGCTGTAAGAGAATCATTTTCTGTTACAAGATAAAAGCCTTTATCATCTGTGATAGACATGCTATATGCGTTTCCAGTATTTTCCTGAATAATTACTTCTTTGCTTATATCAGAAAAAGCGACCGAATTACCACTTACTTCAACCGCACCGCTAACTGATAAACGGTCATTATCATATCCCGATATCGGCACAAGGTTTTTACGGACTTGTAGAGCCGGCAAATCATATGACTGTCCGTTAATTATAGTGCTACGACTGTCAATTTTCTTGAAAACGCCCTCAAGCCCATCGGTTGTACATAAATCATCGTCACCAAATTCCAATTCAACACCATTGTATTTCCATACTATACTTCCTGCCGTTGGTATCATAACATCTCCATCTGCTGTATCGCGTATTATTACAACCGCAACAGGTAGATTAGCTTCTGGAAAACCTGATGCTTCAAAATCTGGCACAAATACATTTGTACCCTTGTTATACCTCTGTACTAACGGATTCCCTTCAACTCTCAAAAATCCATTTAAAGTCGTACCATCCATCAATCCGAGGAGTGTAAACCCTGCTTCTACTTTATTCGACATTTTACACCTCCTTTTCAACAGTGTTATTATTTTCAACAATTACAGCATCTTCGACTCCTTTATCCGTACTACCTGCATCTGGATTAACAGCAAATCCTTTATCAACAGTTGTCTCATCTGTAACCAACTCTCCTCCTAATTCAGGAAGTATTGTCGGCTTGTCAAACATGCCTGATTCTTTCTGTTCTAATATTAGTTTGTCAAGCTCTTTTTTTGAACCAACAATCTGCACGTTTTCCACACTACCTATTACTCTAATCATTGTAAAATCCACAATACCACGCCCATCGGGTATTCGCTCGTAATACTTTATACCCTTTGCGTCTAACACATCTGGACTAACTAATAAATATCCCATAACCTATTCATATTTTGCGGCTGTTACAGCCTTGTTATTCTTTAACATTAATTTACCGTTTCTCAACACCAATGCAGTGACTGCATATAATTTAACTTCTGCGTATATGCTTATTCCGTAATTCTTATCAAAGCCCAAAGATGAAGGAATAAAAGTTATTGTTCTACCCCTTCCTATCTCTTTGTCTGTTACTCCAGCCTTTCCTGAATGGGCTTTCCAAATAATAGTAAAAAATTTATCCTTATCCGTACCAATAATCTGTTTATTATCCGTTATCACGCACTCAAACTTTACAGAAGTTGTCATTGTTGCATTAATCTTGCTGCCGCTTAACTGACGTATCTGAACATTAAGAGATTTTGGCATCTGTACATTAATTACTGACACAGCTGATAAAGTCGAATCGGAAGATGTAGGTCTTTCGCCATTATAGAATCTAGACAAGCATCGAAAAGCTGTATTTCTTATAAATCTCGCATCAAAAGTTAAGGCTTTAGTCCAATTACCTTCTGAATCTTTACCTGATATATATATATCAAGTTCATCTTGTGTAATATCTCTCCAACCACTATTATTTTCATTTATCTGCCACCAATATGCTGCATTTTCATCCGCTATTTTTTGAAGTCCGCTAGTCAGTTGTGCAGTAATAGTATGCAACCATTTGCCATTACTGTCAGCAACTTCACGCAACGGATCAATCGTCCAGGATTTAGGCGCGTCAATAGACAGAGCATAATTAGATATGTCATATAAAGCTGTATAAAGATTTACACTTCTTTCAAATTTAATCTCTGTATTTTTACGAGTATCTGTAACTGTAAAAATTGCAGTAATTTGTAAAGGTTTAGTCGGCTCTACATTCTTTTTTACCTTAAGAGAATATGTAGGAGTGTCTGTGTCAGATATTACATAATCATCTCCGTTTGTAATTCTATTACTACCATCTTTCTTAGGAGCACCTTCATACCATTCAACACCTGTGATAGAACGTTTACCGTTCATTTGCCCTTCGGGGTCAGACACGACTACATAAGGCATTAATATACACGGAACAACGCTTCGGTCAGGCTCATATTCCTTACTATCATTGTTGTAAGTCTGAGCAATGTTTCCACTTAAAACCTCAATATCGGCTGTAAACGATATAGGATCTATATGTACCGATATATCTTTATGCTTAGTTACTATTCCCATATTTTATATATTTAATTTCTATCTGATATGTAAAAAAACCATACATTTCTGATAGCTTATCTTTAATGTATTGCAAATCGTCTACTTTATCTTCTTCTATATCAATTATATCGGAAATATGCATTTCTCTGGATAAAGTTCCATTAGCCACTTTCCCAATACATTCATGAATCGAATACCTTACAAAGACTTCTTTCATAATCTATATTTTGATGTTAATTTTGTTTTCCACTGTTTCAAAATTTTCTCCTACAGGTATAAATACCCTACAGATGAAACTTATCTTCCGATACTCACTTCCCCAACCACTACCCATATCGGCTACGGATAGATGTATGACATGCTTCTGACCGTCAACGTATGTAGGTTTCCAACTGTTATCTGATGGTATGTTTCCTGTGTCACGAAGCCATTCTACCTCCACTCCATCTGTAGCCATGAGAACGTTAGTTATATTTCTGTTACCATAACTTACTACTGCAGTAATGTCTGTATTGACCTGCTGAATGAAGAACTGCCATCCATTCGAACTTTCGAAGTCAAGATGATAATTCTTGTCGCCCTCAAGTAAAGACCACGAAGGGGAGTTCCATACAGGTTCATCTTCCGTCTTGTCTACCAAGCAACCCCACTTGCATCCGTAATGATAGACGGTGTGCTGCTCCAGTTCCGTAAACGTGTGCTGTCCGTCCGGATAAAGTCTATCGTGTTGAATAAAGCGATAAGGCTGCTCTGACTGCGCCACTGTGAGCGACCATTCGCCGCGGTCCACCTTGTTAGATATGACATCACCGTTATAATCATATTGATATAGCCGTTCGCAGACGATAGTCTTGGCCATCACACCCACGTCTTCTGTAGTGACCGGAAGATTATCCAAAGCTTTAATATTAGGGAATTTACCGATACTGATGGCGTAGTTGTAATCTTCCAATATAGGCTTGTAGACATTGGCGAGGAACATGATGCGCCCTTCTCGGCTGGAGAGCAGCCAGCTCTGCGCACGCTCGTTCACTTCTCCTTCGTCTGGCAATACAGAGTTACCACGTCGAGTGACGTTGTATCCGGCCACCGGAGGATAGTTTTTCCCTCCAGGTACTTCTGAATCAGGATAGAGCACTACCGTTAGCGTGTTGTCGTTGACGTTCTTTGTCAGACAGCGGAACCAGCTTGTGTAATAATCCGTGCCTCCAGTCAGCAGATTATTGATGATGGAATACATTATGTCGTTTTCAGTAAAATTTGTCACATCATATTCTGTACGCTTCTCCATCCACAATTTGTAAGTGTCGTCTCCCAGGTCTTCCACCTTTTCGATACATCCTGCATCGCTGAAAGAGAAATCACCTGCCATCGCCTGAATCTCATTTATGATAAGCCGCATTACAACAAGTGCATCACGTACCTCCAGCCTTGAGAACTGCCCACGACCGTCGGGGAATATACCAGCACCCTTGCCGGCAATCATGCTGTCAATAAACTCGCCAAACTTGAGAAGAAATTCTGTCTGGTCCTCACGGTCTTTACTTAAAAGTCTTTTCCTAAGTTCATCAAGATATTTACCCATCAACAGTTTTGTTGTGGGCAAATTTTCATCGCTTTCTACAAAATTACCATCATCTCCCTGGCGTGCCACATCAGAAATCTGCTTGTCGTTGATAACCAGCTTGCCGATAATGGAAAGCGTGCCTTGAACTATGTAGGAAGTGAAGCGTTTCAGCGGACGGATAAGGTCATCGGCTGTCACTTCAAACAGTTCCTTCCATCCGGCTGCATCCTGGTCATTACCTTCAGGAGTAAAAAGCTTACCGTAGTCCAGTGTAATTTCACGGTCGAGGGTGGCAGCTTCCAGACTGTCGGTGGCGGTAATGCTTCCGATACGTATGTAATAGAAATCTTCGCTGGGATTCTCTCCGCCGATGCTTCCGTCAGTAGCATAGTCGTTCACGGAAAACAGCACCATGGCATCGTCAGAACCACGTTCCAGACGGGCATAGATGTAGTGTGCCTCCGTGCGGTTCAGACGGGTGTTGTATCCCGTCAGCGTCCAGCTTCGGTATTCTCCGTTGGGCAGATAATCTATGCCGTAGCTTTTCTGCGGAGCAACCATGATGGTACAGCCCGGGACTACCCCCACCTGAATCAGGTTGGGGTTTCCCAGTGCATTTTCTGTCATGGACACGCCCTGGTAAGAAATTCGGTATGCGTTACTCTGGTAATCGGTTATCATTTCCCTTTTCTGTATTTCTGATTCATTTTCTCAATTTCCTTGGCTTCCTTGGCCATGGCATTCATAATTCCCAGGATGCGGACCGCCTCGCTGTCGTACACTGCGTCGTAGTCACTGAATCCCTGATACTTCATGATGTTGTTAATCATTTCCACCTCTATCTTGATGGGGTTCTGCCGTCCGTTCTTTTTCCCGTTAGGCGTGAACAGCTCCGGATACATGCGTGCGTAGGCTTCCTGCACACTCTGGAAATACTGCACCATGACGGGGAACATGCGGGCTTCTACCATGCTAAACCAGCGGGCGTTTTTCTGTATCTGTCCGGAGTTGAACGACCACACGCGGCGCTTACACTTGCGCAGGTAGCGTCCTTCGCGTATCTCTCCCGTCTCGCGCACGGATTCATTAAACAGCGTGGCCAGAAACCGGCATCGTGCCTGCTTCATGCGGCGCAACTGCATCCGGATGGCGGCATGGGTCGATTTTCGCCTTACAAGCGTCTGTAGAACCTTCTGTGCGTCCCAGTACATGATAAGCAGATTCTGTGCGGACTGGTACTGCGCAAAGCTGACATCGGACATCACATCTTTCGGCGCTTTCAGACGAAGGGCCCCCATACGAAGGCGGATAATTCCGTAGGGAGTGACGGTGCGTGCAAAAGGATTGTCCAGGAAACCGAGTTTCTGGTCAATCCACTGGTCCACCTGCCATGCCCGCATGGGAATGCGCTCAAACAGGTGGCGAATCCCTTTGCGCCGGAAGAGAAACACCGTTTCACCATTTTCATCGGTCACGGTGCGCCGCACGATTTTCAGTCCGAGAAAAAGCATGAAGCACTTCAGCTTGAAAAGGCGGTCGGCACGTTCCTCGTCGCCTGCCGCAGCCATAGCCTCCTTACGCTTGTAAAGTCTGTTCACCTCTTCCAGCTCTTCGGTAGACAGCCGGTTCCAACTGTCGGGAAGTGCCGGAAGATGTATCTGGTAGTTTGTCGTATCCATTTGTCGTTTCTTTATACTCCAAAGTTAGGTATATGAAAACTGGGAATGAAGGACAAAAAATCAGTGCCTGGTGAAGGCTTGCGGACGCATGACGAAGATGGCGTTGTCCTGGTTGTCATAATCGAATATGGGCTGCTTGTCCGGTCCGGTTGTTTCAGTGAGCGGCGGCACATACAGCGGAGAATCCTTGATAAACTCTCCGAAAGAATCCTGATGGTTGGAGATAAATTTGCGGGCCTTTGTCATGGAATAAGCTGCCTCGTTTTCGCTGTACTTGCGCTGTTTTTCCGGACGGCGCGACTCGATGTAGAGTGCCAGCGCCATGCGAAGACAGTCCACCGCCTTCTGCCACACCGCATTTATGGCATCCTTGTCTTCGCCCGTGAAAAGGTCGGACTTTAGCGAGCGCGTGCACCATTTCACCAGCGCATCGGTCAGCTCCTCCCCTATCTCCGGCTCTATGTAAGCGCTCTGGCAATAGCGTATGTCAGGCAACATTGAGATGAATTTCTCCCGGCTTTCGTTAATGTCCAGAAAACGGTTCATCTCGATAGCGGTAGTAAAAAGCAAGTCGCCCTGCAGGTAGAAATACCGGCTTTCGCGCCACAAATCGGCAAACACGGGAGCCTGACTGCACGCATCCTCTTCCAGGAATACCAGCAGACGGTCCACTCCGCGACGGCCCTTAAAATACGCATCGCGCTCAAACCGGCTCACGGATTTCTCGTCGGCCTTGTCGTACCCGTCGGTGTACACCTGATTCAGTCCACCCCCGTCGTTCAGACTCACCGTGAGAATGCCGGTGCTGTTGGCCAGCGACAAGTAGACCACCGGAAGCTGGCAGGCACGTATCAGACGGATTTCGGGTGTAAGGTTTTCTTTTTCCACGTAGGCCGCCGTCACTCCGCCATACTCTTCCATAGCCTTATCGTATTCTCCGCATACCTTTTCGTAGAGTTTACGCCCAAGTATCGGCACAAGAATGTTCTCTTCTGTCTCTTCCATGATTGTGAGAAGTGACTGGTCGCCGCTGTACACGCTGGTGGGCACGTATGCCCTGATTTCTTCGGTTTTCGTTACTAACATAGTCTTTGTGTTTTTCCTCAAAGTTAGCGGTCTGATTCGGTAGTTTGAAGGACAAAAACGAAAATTCGGAGGTTTTATGAAATTTAGAAATAATTTTGATGTGATTTCAGTTTAAAATTGTTATTTTTGCGGTAGGTAAAATGTAATAAAACGATGAACATGAAATCTAAAAAAGTTATGAAAAAGACTTACGTGCTCATGCTTTCGCAATCTTTCCCGACCAAACATCCCCGGTCGGGAAACCCTACCGGATTCCGTAAGAAATTCCTTTCCGGCGAAAAACGACACACCATCCGGGCCAACTTCCCGCTTTGGGCAAAACGCATACACGAGGTGCAGCAAGGTGAAGCGGTTATCTCCGTCCGTCAGTGGGAAGCCCGTCCGTATTTCAGCAGACAAATAACAATAGGCTGTCTGACTGCGGAATCTGGAACAGGTATTCAGAAACTTACCTTCCAGCTGGATCGCGACGGATGTGCCTCTTTCAATTTTTTCGACATCGACGGTAAATATCCGGAACTGAAAGAACTTGCGGCCAACGATGGTCTGTCGGCAGACGACTGGAAAGAGTGGTTCCGGGGTTATGATTTCAGCAAGCCGATGGCAGTTATTCAGTTCGGTAAATTCAGGTATTAATGATGAAAGAGTATTTTATTGCTACTGCAATTTTTGTAGGTCTTGTGGCTTTCGTTATTGCAATGAGCTATTTCTCCGGTTTGGATTACGACATTCTTTTTATAGAATTTATGCTTACATACCTAGTGATTAATAAATTATCTGAAATACAAAACGATAAAAAAGAAAAATAATATGGCAGCGTATGACGTAAACGGGCGGTGCGAAGACTGCACATTTGCTGACGCATTTGGAAGAAGTTGCCAGCATGGGATGCTATTCCCTGTCATGGTACTAATTGCGTTTGGAGATGTATATCAGTGTCCGAACTTTCAGAAAAAGAATGCTGAACAGCTTCAGGAACAAATTCGATTAAAGAACAATGAAAATAAATAGGATATGGATTTTAAGAAATTAAAAAGGCTACAAGAACTTGTAGACACCCATGAATGGCAAGAAAATTACGGTCTTATGGTGTGGATAGACTATTCCAATTGCCGGGAGGTGTTTGATGACATATTGAAAGTAGATTTTGAAACTTATGTAGACTGTGTGGCACAAAATACCGGTATTTGCATTTCCCATTTTGAAGATGTGCTAAGCTATTATACCAGTGAGAATATTGAGGACTTATTCCCTAAAGACGAGGATTGAAATATGCCAAAAAAAGAATTTAAGATAGGAGAAACCTTTCAGATTGGATTTGTAAGGCTGAAAGCAGAGAAACCACCAAAAGGTGTAATCGCATGCTGCCATTGTTTCATAGGCGGTCTAACAAGTGATTGCCGCGTGTTCAAACAAGTAATTGGTGAATGTTCCGCATTAAAGCGTGAAGATAAAACAGAAGTAATCTTTGTAAAAGTGGAGGAATAATATATGGACTTCAAATCACAAATAGCAACTACACGCGACCAGTCGGAAATACTTCTTTCGCTGGGACTGAAACCGGAAACGGCCGACATGGTGTATCACCACACCAACAGCCGGGTAAAATCATGGGAATGGGAACTTCAAACAAAACCTCCCACATTGAGAGGGAAGTATTGGACACCGGAAAGAATAGCAAAACTGGAAAGCCCTTTCCATAAACACCCGGACGGTACCCTGATGACTGGAGAGGAAATATTCGACTGCCTTTGGGGAAAAGATGTTCCTGCATGGAGTCTTGACCGACTTCTGGAGCTTATCCCAAAGTCAATAAAACAGAGACACAGGCCAAATGCCGATTTTGATATGCATAGCGACGGGCAATATTGGTTCATTTCTTACGAGGAACTTGGATACGATGTAAAATTCGATGCCGTTATTTGCACAATTGAATGGCTTATACATAATAATCACCTGAACACGGAATACTTAAAAGATAAACCATGATTATTGGGATTATATTGCTTACCGTATGGCTTATTCTATCCGGATATTTGCACTATTTAGTTAGAACTGACATTTATCGTTTCCGAAAGGTAAAACAGATTAGTGCGCTTGCTGTGATATAGTACAGAAAAACATTAAAACTATTCAATAATATATTTGATATTTCATATTATAAGACTATATTTGTGATATGAAATCATCAAAGGTATTAAAGATATTAAATATTAGCAGGCAAACGCTTGTCAAATATGTAAAGAATGGCGATATACGTGTAGTGATGCAGACAAACAAGCAGTACGACTACAACGAAGAAGATGTATATCGAAAAGCCGGACTTTCTGAAAATCGTGTGAATGTGGTTTATGCGAGAGTTTCAACTCCTAAACAGAAAAGAGACCTCGAGAATCAGGCAGAAACTCTTATAAACTATTGTAATGCGAATGGGGTGAAAGTAGATAAAGTGTATAAGGATATAGCAAGCGGAATGAATTTTGACAGAAAACAATTCCGCTCGATGCTGGAAGATGTCTTGAATTATAGAATAAGCAGCATATACATTACGAACAAAGACCGTTTCAGCAGAATATCCTTTGATATGTTTGAACGTCTGTTTTTGGAGTACAACTGCAAGATTATTGTAATCAACAAAATCGAATCCACCACCGAGGACGATGAAAAGGAAGTCTTTTCCGATATCATATCAATGCTTCACTGCTTTGCTATGAAGATGTATTCAAGAAGACGGAAAAAGAAAATGGAACTGATAAAGGAGGACTTGAAAAATGAACTTGATTTATAGCTTTTACATACCGCAAACAGAACATCTTGTAAACTTGTGCAAGGTTTCAAACAACCTCTACAATCAGGCTTTATACCTGTTCCGTCAGACTCTCAAGAATGAGAACAAATGGCTGTGGTATGCCGATATGGATAAGCTGATGAAGACTACGCCTAACCTTGAGGGAGAGATAAATTATAAACTTCTGAAGGCCCAAGTATCGCAACAAATACTAAAGGTGTTGGACAAGAATATAAAAGCATATTGCAAGGCTATAAAAGACTTTAAGGCGTACCCTGCTAAATACAAGGCTATGCCGCAGCTTCCTTCTTTCAGAAAGCGCGGCGGTTTGTTTAATCTGTATTATCCTAATCAGTCGGCAAGAATCAAGAATGGAATAATCTGTCTTGCAAAAGACCTTATTATCCCTATTCCTCAATGGGGGAAGTATAAGGAACGTATTCAGAACTTTCAGCATGTGAGGATACTCCCTTCCGGCAAGAAACTGAAAGTTGAAATAGTTTATCGTCAAGAGGTTAAAGATACAGATTTAGACAAGTCCGGATACGCTTCAATAGATTTAGGCATTGACAATCTGGCTACGATGGTAACGGATAAAGGCAGCTTTCTTTATAGCGGCAAGTTCCTGAAGTCTTACAACAGGAACTTTAACCGTCGGCTTGCCAAACTGCAAAGCATAAAGGACAAGCAGGGAATAAAGAAAGCCACAAAACGTATGCAGGGCCTTTATGAAAATCGTGAAAGATACTTTGAGGACGCATTTCATAAATACAGCCGCATGATAGTGAATCATCTTATAGAAAACAGAATAGGGAACTTAGTTGTAGACTACAACACCGGCTGGAAACAGTCGGTAAACATCGGAAAGCGCAACAATCAGAAGTTCGTGCAGATTCCGTTTGCGAGACTGGCTTCCTATCTGAAATATAAATGTGGAATGGCTGGAATACGGTTCGTGGAAAATGAAGAATCCTATACATCAAAGTGTGATGCGCTTGCAAAGGAAGAAATCGGGAAACATGAGTCGTATCTCGGAAAGAGAGTAAAACGTGGACTGTTCCGTTCTTCTACAGGCAGATACATCAATGCCGATGTAAATGGAGCAGTAAACATTTTAAGAAAAGTAGTCGGTGAGTCTGATTGTATCAGTCAGATAACCGGTAGCGGGCGGTTGTTGCGTCCGATAAGGTACAGCAGTCCTTTCAGGGTTGCGTGACTTATGCAAAAAACAGAATAGATTTTAATAATTTGAATAGTTTTTACAACATTAATACAGGCGATTATGACGAAAAAATAAATCAAAAAGGAATTTCCAAAATCTGTCAAAAAGCCTGGTCAAAACTCGTAGCAAAGATTAAAAAACTACTGGAATAACATATTTACCATGACCGCAAACGATTACTCAATAGAAAAATGTGTGTCTGAATACCTGAAACCGCTGGAAGAGAAAGGAACCATATACAGAATACGAATTTACCCTAATCTGAATAGGATACGTTTCCAATTGAAGGAGCTGATAAAAGGACTTCCAATAAAAGCAGAAATAAACAAAAAAGACAACTCAAACACAATCAAGTTTACTTTGTTCTTTTCTGCGATTAGTTACCAGGTTTCATACGATGAACTAAAAAATATACTCTATTTCATTACAGATGCTAAAGAACGGTTAGAAGGTGAAATGAAATGGGTGAAACAGTATGATGAAAAGAGCTATCGAGTTGTTCTTGAGGAAGGAAATGAATATATCACCAAATACTTAAAACCGCTAAAAGAAAAAGGTCTTATAAAGGACGTTCATGAAGACTGTGAGAGAGATATTTGGTTTACGCTGGTAGAAAACATAAATGGGAAAGAAATATCCGCGCATTTAAAACCAGGTAAAAATGAAGACTGCGTATTCTTTTATCCCACTACTGGATTTTGCAAATACAGGCCATTGTACAGGGCCGGACTTCTAAACCCGAAGAACGACCCGCATTACACAGAGACAATTGAACAATATATCCTTCAAGGAATAAAGTATATAAAAGAACAATTTATCAAATAGAAATAAGCCTATGACCGCAAACGATTATTCAATAGAAAAATATGTGTCTGAATACCTGAAACCGCTGGAAGAGAAAGGGATTATCACAGACTTGCGGGTTATTCCATGCAGATGCCGAATCATGTTCAGACTGAATGAGCCATCACGAGAAAACTCAATGAAAGTCATTATCGAAACAGAGGCGGATGAAGACCATATCACATTTTTTAAGTCCGATGTGTCAGTAGAGGAAACATTTAGATCACCAGAACGGAGGTTTATTTATCAAAGACTGATGGCTGCAAATAAATCCATTAATGATGAACTAAACAGAAAATCAGTAAACACCGATTTATACATTACGAAATATCTGAAACCACTGGAAGAGAAAGGACTGATAAAGGACCTCGCAACGTGTAAGAATCATAGCGTCTGGTTTACGATGGTGAAAGACATTAAAGGCGTAAGCATTACCGTCAATTTAATCCCGGGAACGACAGTAGATACTGTTGCGTTTTTCCCTCTCCCTCTTGACATAGGTCGTTACGGAGTAGAAACAACATTTATCCCCAATCCGATAAATGATGACCACTACACGGAAAACCTTGAAAAATGTATTCAGGAATCAATGAATAAGCTGAAAGAAATATTTGATAACCCACTACCGGAATAAAAATAAGTAGTATGGACAATAAAGTTAAACCCAGAATAAGTGCAGTTATTACCGACTGCCTGAAGTGTCCGCACTCAAAAAGGTACGACTCTTCTCAAGGCTCAACCGGTTCAGTGCTTGTATGCAAAGAAAAAGAACAAATAATCATTAGTGATGATTATATTTATCACACAGATAAGATAAATATGAGTAACTTTATCCCGGAATGGTGCCCGCTTGATTGCTACACCGGAAAGAACGAAATTTACGGGCTTAAAGAAGAAAAGCCACGTGATTCACAATGGGAGGCACCTTTGGTGAGATATAGAAACTAAAAACCTATGGCAAAAAATAAGAAAATCAGCACAATTGTTTCGCATTGCGAAGAATGCGTTTTCCACCGGAAATACAACCAGGAAGGCGCTAGTTTTGGATATATTATTCTATGTTCACCCATGAATAGGGTGGTAAAACGAAACGACGTAACCAAATTTCTTGATGTACAAATAGAAATCCCAGACTGGTGTCCGCTGGATGACTATCAGGGAGATAATAAGACCTATGACATTTTAGATACCGAATAAAACCAATAAATTATGAAAAAAGAATTTACAGAAGACCAGCTTGTATATATACGAGACATTTTCGCTCAGGAATGCGAGAAATATATAGATTTAGGCAAAAGAGATGATGCACAGGAAGCACTGGATATTGTAAACGTAGTACAGTCAAAATACGAGTGTGAAGAATACGCCGATCTGGAATCCTTTATGCTGGATGAAAGCGGGACTTATGGCTACATAGAAAAACGTGAATTGGAAGAAAGTGAAGAAGAATCTGTCAGACTGATGATTCAATTTGCCAAATCTTCGGAACAGAACCCATCTGAGGAACTGAAAGAAACGGTAAATGAATATTTGGGTTTAATCCATGCAAATAGAGGAAAAACAAAGCTGGATGTAGTAATGAATAGAAAAGTAAAGATAAACAGACTCATTGTTCTTTGCATAAATTCATGCGAGGAAAGCGAATTGATAAGACTTGATGACATAGCAGACTTGCTGGCCGAAAACATTTAAAACGAAAAAACCATGGAAGAAAGAAAAATAAACTTTAAAAAGAACGATGATAATACTCAAGTTCTTGATCCGGACGGAATGCTTTACGAAAAGCTGACAGAGAAACAGAAGAAAATAAACGAAAAAATCTCTTTATTGCTTTACATGCTAAAAGAAGGGAGCCTGAAAGAGGGTACAAAAGAAGCATTGCTTGAATTGTTTCATAAGAATGCAATAGACATCCTGAACGAACTTGGATATGAAGACAGCCTGAATAAAAAGTACAATGAATACATCCAGGAGATACGCTCACTCAACCATGAGAACCGGGAACTAAGAAAACAGCTTGGCATGAAGGTATCAAACGAGGATGCAAAAGAACGGTTGAAACTTATCACTGAATCCTTCTATGAATGGTGGCACAATGAAGGAACCGGAAATATAGAAAGCATTACATTCAACGAATACGGAATGACTGTCACTCTGAGAGGATATATCTATCCTTCCGGCCGTGAAAGGGAAATAAAAAATCAGGTGGAGATGTTGAAGCAAAAAGGATTCGATGTATCGTCTGTTGCAAACTTCGGGCATCACCTTACTGCCTCTGAGAAAAACTTCAATATGCTGAAAGAACTTTTCAAAAGCGCTTTCCCGCATTCGGATATTGACGAAATAAATACAGCTACCTATCTGGGAGGTGAAAGCAGAGAAGAATATGTGTACGTTATTACAAAGATTATAGTTTATTTCGATAACCTTGACGACATTAAAATCACAGAGCCATGACCGAACTGAATACTGAAAACGTGGACCTAATTTTCACCGACTGCATGTTTCGCAGCCACGAAGAATACGAAGAATGTAAGAAAGAAGGACTTCATTTTTTTGTGCGTTCTATTCAGAATACCAACGTAAATGTAGGATTCCATACGGAACGTATCGAAAAGCACCGGCAGGAAATCAGAGAAATGTTGTTGCAATTACCTGACGGATTCTTTAAAGATAAAGGTGGCGGAGCTTCTTTCCTGCAAGCTGCTTGCGCAAAAGATGGAAAATTATGGACAGGATTCCATACAGAAGTAGAAAAGCTTTGCCTGCTTGGACTCGCTTCGAAACAGATGCGGATGCTTACACCAGACGCGGAGATATGGCCAATGCTACCAGGCGGAATGCCCTATCTGCGTGTGGAAATAGAACAGTAATTTTATACATTCATTTATACATAAAAATACAAACAGATTATGAAAGATAAAATCTTAAAAGCAATCAACTTTATTTTCCCTATTTTCGTATGTGCTCAAATAGCCTTTTCTGTTTTTTCATATTTTAACGGGACTGAAACAAGGGACTTGTTGTACAATTTTTTCATCTCTATTATATTGATGCTTTCTTTCATCATTGCACAGATAGCCAAGACATGCACCCAGTTCCTGATGATAAAGCGGATTGAACACAGATTGATTATCAATCTTTTAAACGCCATTCAAGGGAACACAAGCCATGAAAAACAGCCGGAAAATAAAGATTCAAAAATCAAAGATGAAGAAAAATCGTAGTTACGCGAGTTCAGTGGCGTAGTATCGCCACCAAAAAATCTATTAAGCGCGACTGAAGTGGCGTAGTATCGCCACTGAAAAATCCATTAATAAACACTTGAGCCAAAATCAACAAAAATCCCGACAAATCAGACGTTTTGCCGGGATTTTTTCTGTGAATAAAACCAAAAAAAGAAGAAGAAAAATGTATGTTATAGCGTGGATTCTGTCTCTTCTGTGCCGGTTGCGCTACGGTCGAGCGTGGTAAATGTCTGCTGACGGATGACTATTTCTCCGTGCTTGTCCCATTTATTGAATGTATAGATATTCTTCAGGAACCGCAGATAAATGCGCTGCCGGGTAGAAAGCTGGTTTTGCTTGAGCAACTGCAATTCGCGCATGTAGGTACCTCCGGTGCTTCCGCTATTCCCGGGTGTGCTTCCAATCAAAGAAGGGTGAACCCCTATGGCAAAGAACACCACGCTTGAGATTTCGGACAACTCCTCTTTTAAATCCCTGGAATTTGTCAGCTGCGGCACATCCACAATTTCCACCGCATGCTGCATCGTCTTTCCGTCAGGGCCTACAAACGAGTCCAGACAGATAGTTTTCCCGTTGTTCTCGCGGCGTTGAAGGAACTCATTCACCTTCTTATAGATACTGTCACGTACAGCTTGTTTCGCTTCGGTAGTATCCGCTCCCATTTCATCGAACATCGCACGAAGGTATTCGTTGTTGATAAAAATCATTTTACCCCACATGGTTGCATTCTGCCGGATCATGTGCTTATCAGTCATCAGAGTCGTGGCATAATCGAAGGTCATCGACGGGAAGATACTCCACCAGGCCGGCTGAGGATAGTAAGGTTTCAGCATAGACGCATAGTAGCTGGGACAGCAGAACCAGGTGGTACGTTTCTTCGGAGGACGGTTCTTACTCTTTTCCACCTGACGGCGAAGCTCCGTAAGCATGTTTTCCGGCATCAGTGTGGGATAGGCCACTACATCCTTTCTTTCCAGCTTTGGCGTGGCATCCTTTCGCCACTTCTCCGCATAATACACGTAGTTGATGCGCATCCGTTCGTCCATTTCCTCCATACGGCAGCACACCGCCGGAATGTTTCCTAACTTGACGATTTTCGGGTCCCACTCTTCGTCCTTCCGTCCGATGCTTAGCCCGATAGTCGGGAAATAAATGTCCATGTGCGCGTCGTCTGTCATGCACTTCAGGTAGTGAAGTTCCAGATTGTTATTTTCGCAGAACTTGTCCCATTCCTTGTCTGTCTCTTCCCAGGTGCGATAGTCTTCACGAAGCTGTTTCAGCTCGTATTCCGGTGTTCCAACCTGTGCGGTATCTTTCTGATCCTCTCCGGACACAGCCTGCGACCAGGTGATTGTACCTCCCCCACCCTGCTCTTCGCCGCTTTCTGCTTTCTGCTGGTCAATCTGTGCCTGAATCTCCATGATGCGGTTGCGAATCAGTAGTCCGGCATCCTTGAAGGGAATCAGTTCAGTCTTTACCGTACCGTTTACGTAGCGTGACCAGCGGTACATAAGCTGCGGCCCGAGCCCTACGGCCAGGTCAATAATATATTTGATGGCGGTCGCCGTGTATGGAAGACTGCCTACCAGCTTGTAGATGGTATTCGGAAGCATGTTCCCAGGTCCCCATGGAATGTAACCCAGACCGGGTGTCCCGGCATTGCTGACCGGCACCGGGTTTGACTGTTTGCTGTCGAAAATATCAAACGTGCCCTGAATGGGCAGCCCGCCGATAGCCCCTCCCCCTTTCATCATTTCCGAGGAAGATACAGACGGGATTTCCGACACGAGGGCCGTGCCGATACACTGGTATCCACGGTCTAAGAGTGAAGTCACTTTTCCTCCGAACTCCTTTATTCCCTGGTTGGACTTCTTACGGTTTGTATTTTTTGTGTTTGTCGCCATATAACTACTTAACCAATATCTTTGTGTCGTTAATCTGCAGAATAAGTACGTCGTACACGTAACGGAAATCTCCGTTTGGCATTACCAGTTTACGGTATCCCTTTTCTCGGTTGTACGAAACGGCACGCTGCACGTTGTAACATTCGCTTATCGTTCCGTCCTTACACACAAAACGTATGTCGAACGGCTTATTTTTCCCGTCCGGAGTGCGGGCGTTCATCAGCTTGTACGCCTCCGTCCAGAGCAGACGTTTGGTCGGTTTCTTCATCTTGCGTTTGTTTTGGTACAAAGATATACAAGGTTAATATGGTAATGAAGGACAAAAAAAGCGCACCTCCCTTCACAGGGAAGCGCGCTCAATAAACTATTAATAAAAAACATGTATGTTCAAATCTATTTACATAGAAATAAGCATGTAATCTTAACACATTAATTCACAATAACAAATAACTCACACCACCGTGTGCAATAACATGGTTACTATTTTTCTCATGATGATGCAAATATATCCTATTTTCTCTGAATATCAAAAAGAAAAAGGATGAAGAACCACTGTTCCCCATCCAGGTGTAATAAAACAAAGAACATTTTCATGCTCAATTCTTTGCAAATATAATGTTTTTACCGCACATAAGCAAACTTTGAAACTAATTGATTATCTGATTTATAATAAATACTTTTATTCAAACATGCTTTTATGCTTTTATATAAAAATACTTTTACTCTTTTATTACTTCATGCTTTTATATTTTCATTCATTTGTATTAAAACATTATTATTCTTTTGCATATATGAATATTTGAATGTAAATACTTTTATACTTTTATACTTTTATGTTTTTATGCTTTTACTCAATTGTTCTTTTATACGTTCATACTTCTATGATTTTATACTAAAATATCTTCCTATCATCTATTTTGTATTTTCACATAAAAGTATGTTTATATAAAAATACTTTTATGTTTTTATTTTTATATGCTTTTATTTATTTATACTATTATTATTTTATGTATCCACACAAAAATGTTTTTATATTTTATTCAAAAATACTTTTATGTGCTTGCGCTTTTGAATATTTACATTTTTGCATAAAAATATTTCTGTATTTATGGCAGAAATGAAAAAAAACGACTATATTTGCAGTGTAATAAAACAAAAACATTTGATATGGCAATTACAATTTCTTCATTCAACTTTAAGGGTGGAGTAGGGAAGACCACTACCACCGTCAATCTGGCAAAAGCCTTACATTCTCTTGGTAAACGTGTGCTGGTAATAGATGCCGACGCACAGGGTAACGCATCTAAAATGATGGGATTCCGTCTGGTCACGGAAAAGGATGGTAAAACCCTTTACGAAGCCATGTCCGGAAACGCCAGCATCATGGAATGTGTGTTCTGCGAAAATGAAAACGAAGAAAGCTTCGACTTCATTCCTTCACGCCCGAACTTATACCAGTGCGAACAGGAACTGGTGAGCCGTACCGGACGAGAATACATCCTGCGCATGATGCTGAACAATCTGGAAGACCATTATGATTTTATCCTGATTGACTGCCCTCCGAACTACGGACTGGTTTCTATCAATGCAATGGTGGCTTCTGACTACCTGCTGATTCCTATCAACTGCGAAGTATTTGCACTGGACGGAATGGGCCTGATTACCGCAAAATACGAGGAAATCAAAAAGCTGGTCAATCCCGAACTTGAAATCCTGGGTTATATCATGTCACGCTACGACAAGCGTCTGTCGCTTCACCGTCAGGCATACGAACAGATGAACCAGAATTTCCCTGGGAAGGTGTTCAATACCACCATCCGCACAAACATTCAGCTGGCCGAATCACCTGCTCAGCGAATGAACGTGTTCGATTTTGCGCCCAACTGCACGGGAGCTGCCGACTACATGGAGCTGGCAAAAGAGATTCTATCACGATTAGATAACCAGTAAAACCCACGATTATGGCTAAACAACGATTCAACCTGAATGAAACAATGCTCGATGCCCGGCATGGTATTGAGGAAGCACGCGCCAACGCGGAGAAGGCAGGGGAGGAGAGTGTTGCGACTCAGGAAAAGGCAGAAGAAAAGACGGAAGAATCTCCTGCTACATTCACTGCTGAAAACTCATGTGTTGAAGCAAATAACCAGGAAGAGGAAAACATCCGTCCGGAACAAGAAGCTGCGCCCGATAAAGAATCCGTGAAAAGCGAATCACCCGCAGTAGAACGGAAAATAAACGGCATACGAAAAAGAATTAGAAAAGATGAAAAAGAGGGACGCATCATGCGGAATGTCTATCTGGACGAAGACATGCTGGAGAAGCTGGAAGATATTAAGAAACGTATGAACAAAGGCCGTAACAAGGAAAAGAAAGATGCCTTTGTGTCGGTCATCGACCTGCTGAACGTAGCTGCGCAGGAGTTTCTTGACAAATACTACAAAGACATCGTGGGGAAATAATTCCGCACAATTCATACACCGAAAGGGCAGGGGAGCACACGCTTCTCTGCCCTTTCGGTGTATGAATGATGTCACATTTCTATCTCGATGGCCGGATTCCAGTCGTCCGGATCAGAAAAAGTGATTCCTGTATTTCCACTGAACAGACGGCAGATGGCGTTTGTGCACCGGTTCCTCAGAAGCGGAACGCCGGAAGCCTGTGCACCATAAAGCATTTTCCCGTCGGCTCCCAAAGCCTCTATTTTCAGCGCCACGTCAAATTCTTCCGACTCGGTAGGAGTGAAGGTAAACACGGAGAAATAAAGCCCGCTACGGCCCGCATACTCGTCGCCTATCTCCCAGGTAATCGTATAGTCGGATGCGGAATCTGCGTCACCGTTACCGGTAGTCACATCCAGCGTGCGAAGATGACCGCCTACCGTCATCCGTACCGATTTCACAGAGGCAGGGAACGCATCTTTCACGGTAATCATGGCACGGCTTACTACGCGCTTCATTTGCAGTTCCTGACTCGAAGCCATATTCTCGTCCACTTGAAGAGAAAAATCCTCCCAGAAAGTTTCAGTTACTTTCTCAGGAGTATATTTCATGCCTTCCATACTTCCTCCGGTACTGCTGTGAGCCAGGAAGTACACATGATGCGCTCCATACTTCATGTTCAGGGTAAGGGGAGAAGGAAGCGAAACGGTGTCCGCCTGCATCTGCTCGCCGTCCATGTAATCCCAATAGGAGAGGGTAGTGGCCAGCTCGGCCAGCGTGCCGGCACGTGAATTATTCCACTGGTTGATGTCTCCCTGTCCGATTTCCATAAACACCGGAAGGAAAGACACCCTGCACGTTTTCTCACTCGTCTGCTCCATATCCGTCGGACGGACGATGTTTTCCTTGCTGCAAGCTGCCATAATCAGGATGGCAGCCATGCAAATGATTTTCGACAAATTCATATTGTTTAGTTTTAAGTTTATACCATAATTAACGCACGTCCGGAGTTTCGTTTCCGGTTTTGATGGATTTTTATTGTAAAGTTCGGAAAGTTTGCACCTTTATATAGTTCGGAATCTTTGCACCTTTACACGAAATAATTTCCCTTACTGACGGAATCTTTTCACCTATTGACGGAATCATTGCACCTACATGCTTTTAAAAACCTAATAATCAATGATTTTCAGAATCTATATAATTATCTATATGTTATAATATAAAGAAACGATAGTTTCTTAAATAAGGGATAAAAAATATATCGGTCTGCTTTTATTAATGATATTATGATATAAGATATATAGTAAAGCGTAATTTGCTATAAAACAAATAGTTATACTAATAAAGGTGCAAACTTTCCGTTTTTAGGGGTAAACATTCCGTCAATATGTACTAAGTTTCCGTGTGTATGGGTAAAGATTCCGTCATATAGGGAAAAATTTCCGAACATATATAGATTAAAGGTGCAAACTTTCCGAACTATTTTTATTCAATATTTTCCGTTTTTGGAAAATATTGTCGTTTTATTTTCCGTTTTTGGAAAATATATCTATATTTGTGCCAAATAACGAACCAATGAAGATTTATTTAGAAGAAAGATTAAAAGAGTCAGGTATAAGCAAGGATGAACTGGCAAAGAGACTGGGTATTTCCAATTCAAGTCTGACAAAGAAATTAAACGGTCCGTCACGTACTAACCTGCAATTTCTGGAAAGTGTGGCCGATGCGTTGGGAATATCTGTTTTCTCTCTTATTGATGATGAAAAATACGTGAAGGTAGGTACATTCCAGTTCGATGGGAATACTTACGAAATACGAAAAATGAACTGATAGCCTATGCGACGGAAGAAAAGCACCACCGAATCAAGCAACTCACTGATTAAAGAACTTAGCTCAGTAGAGTTTATTAAACAACCCTATCTGTATGCCATGGTAGGGGCAGATTTTTCACTCTACCAACGGAGTATTATGATAGAAATCATGAAGTCCATGCAAGACCGCTTCAATGAATTTCTGAAAAACAGACGTGCAGACGGACAAATGTCACTTTTCCCTGATGATCTGGACGATAATCAGATTCTCACATTCCGAATCAGCGCTTCCTCTCTTGGAGTAAGTCCTCGTGACTATATGTATCTTAGTGAGGCATGCGATAATCTTATGAAGATGAACTGTTCTTTTTACAGATATGATGAAGTGGGAAGACCTATTCGTACATACGCGCATCTGTTTTCTACGATTGAAATGCCTATGATTCCGGTTTCAGGCTCGAAAGAAAAAGAAAGGAGGATGAACTACGTGGAAGCGCGTATGGATGCAAAGGTATTGAAAGAACTGTGCGATTTAGGTAACGGGAAAGGTTATCTTGACCACATTTACCGAATAGCCCGTATCTGCAAACGCAAACGTACACCAAGCATTTATATTTATCTTTCCAGATGGAAAGACTTCCCAAAGAAATCGGTGGAATATGTGGAGCTCAAGAAATTCCTGGGAGTGATAACATTGGAATATGTGGAGGTGAACGGGGTAGTTACTAAGACTTACGAAAAAAACCGATACCCGAAATTCAGTAAATTTTGTAAGGAAGTGATGGACCCGATACGTGAAGACCTCGACCGTATGGCCAGCGAAAATCAGGTGGACTTTACTTTTGATTATGAACCTGTATATAAGGGTTCAACGAAGAGAGGAAACCCTGACGAGATATTATTTAAAATCAAGCTGAGTGAACTTGGGGAGGAAATGTCGCGTAAACGAAGACAGCAAAAACTTCCCGCAGATATTTGGGACTTGCTTCGCTCTGAATATAAACTGACGGAAACAGATGTGCGTATGCTGACCGATATGCTTCCTGACGAACTGATGAACGATTTCCGGGCCGAAGTGCTGGCACTTCGTGACCGAATGAACCGGTATAAGGTAAACAATCCGAAAAGTTATGTGGTGACTTCACTCAAGAATTTTATTATCCAGCACACTCCGGAGGCAAAAGAAACAAAAGAAGATAATAGGGTAGAGGAGAAGAAAACCGTCAAGCATAAAACAATAAGCGAAGAAGATAAAAGCCGATGGATGGCATTTATGGAACTTCTTCAAGGTTCTGTAAGTCCGGTTGAATTTAGCACCTGGCTGTCGTCGCTTGAATTTGTTTCGCTTAATGGTGAGGAAGTGACACTATCTGTACCGGCTGCATACGTAGCGACTTATATTGACGAAAAGCTGAGTGCACCATTTAAACAAGCGCTTAATGCAGTGTATGGCGAAGATGTAAAACTACTTTATGAAGTAAGAAAATAACGAATAAATCCCGGAACGGAAAGCACCGTCCCGGGATTTTATTTTCACTCCACATAGTCCTTCGTGTCGACGCAAAGCTCTACTTTTTGTACATCGGTCAGTTCAAGAAAAACTGCATACCAGTTGTTCAGGAAAGGGCCGTAGGTAGAATAGTGAAGCTCCTCCGTTTCAAGGTTTATGTTCCGGAAAATCTTCCGTTTCTCCTGCTGCTCACGTAGCCAGGCAAGAAACTTCTGCATGTGCATCTTCGCTTCTTGAATGGCTTCGTATGACTGCTGCTTGTCGGTCGGCTTCATATTATCCGTTTTAACGAGGAAATAAATCACGTGCATAGGTTTGTCCATACCGCCTTTAATCGTCCCGTCCTGGGCAAATTCGTAGCCCACACAAGGCGATTTCACGTCGGGCAGCTTGCTCATGAACGAGGGAATAGCTACAATGTTGTCGAAAAGGAAAAACCGTTTGTTCTTTCCGGTTTCTCCGGGCGTATGAAGCATGGGCTTGTACTTTGTGGCCCATTCTTCGATGATTTCTTTTAATTCTGTCATAATTAAAATTTTGTTGGTTTTCTTAATTCTTTATCAAATGCCATTATAAATCCGATAAAAGTAAAAGACAGTAATGAAAGCCATATTCCCAGTTTACCTAATTCAGCATAAAGTAGCATGACTATCATGGCTGCTGTGATAATCCCTCCCAGAAGATTAGTCAGTTCCGATTCTTTTTGGAACATGAGGAAGACACCTAGCAGAAGGACAGCCAGTTCTATTCTTATCTGCTGGAGAAAATACATACCTACCAGCAAGAACGTGTTCGACAATATTCTGATTATCGTTTTCATTTCATCCGGAATTTATAATCACTTCTTTTAAACTCGTCCTGGAAAGAAACCAGTACGCCGTTTTCGATGAAGTCCTGATAATAGGAAGACACGAGCACTTGCAGTCGCTTTAGTTGATAACGCACTTCCATGGCGATTACAGGTCGTGACTGACGGTCTCCTTCTTCCTTCCATTTTTTATACAATTTCTTGTAATGGGCAAATTCGTCTCTATCCACATCTTCAATGGGCTGTCCGGCACCGACACCCATATCTACGAAATACAGGTAATAGTTGAAGAAGAAGGAAATCTTCTTTGTGTCACCTCCGGCACCGTTGAATATCTTGGCATACATGCGCCGGTAAGCCTGTCCGGTACTCCGCTTGGCGGCCGGTGTATTTCGGTACCCGATGTACGGGCCGGGGTATCCTCCCGGCCATACATGCTGTGTCTCGAAGTTGGTCTGAAGCTGCCGGATCATGTTGTTTGCCCAGCGCGTCAAGTCCAGGAACTCATCCTTTACCGCCTGACTGATGGTTTTCTGTTCTGACATGGCTTATACATAGTTTAATGGATTTTCAAAAATATCTTTTATCATTTCCTGTTTGCATCCTTTGAACCATTTGAAAGGTTCTTTGCAGTAACTGATACCGATTGTTCCGGTTGTAGCATAGAACGAAACTTTGGCGTAACCGTTTTTATTTGATTTCTTTTTCATACATTCATACTTTTATGTTTTTATGTAAAAGTAGTTTTCTAAATTACTCCCTTTTCTTTTAGTTTTTTGTTCACTTCTTCATACACAGAGTAAAACATATATTTTTTCCCTCCGCACCTGGTACCTCTTCTTAAAGAAGCAAATAACGCTGACAGTCCAACTCCGTTCTTTCTCGCACATTCAGCTACCGAATAATACACTTCTCCTGTTTCTAATGCAATTACTTTTTTGCAGATTCCAGGAGGTGATTTGCGGTGTGGCCCAAAATTACTATCAGGGTTGTTTATAAGCCTTAAACAGTTTTCTCTCGAAAGCTGTCTTCGTCTTTCCTGACGTTCTTTTGACCATTTATGGAAACCATTGTTTAATTTATGTCCCTTACGGAAATGGCCTGTTCCTATTTCATGGTTAGGATCAGGAGTAAACTTCAGTTCATCCATTCTCTGCTCCTCATATATTTTCCTGAAGTCTTCTTCATAATACCATCTGAATCCTTTACATGCAGTTCCTCTCCGACAACTGAAACTAATGGAATGCCGACTTACACCGGATTTTATTGCTGCGTCTCTGATAAAGTCAAAATATCCGGCAACTGTACCGTCTGGATTTACCGCAACTACCGGGTGATTGCTTCCTATTTTATATTGACTGTTCGATGGCATATTTTTGTCATAATGTTTAATTTGACAAATTTGTCAAATTAAACATAATTCAGTTTATATCAAATCTGTAAACATGAATACCAATATGCGTATCATTCCTTGTCACTGATTAATGCGTTTCCGCAGGTGATTCTATCGGAGTCTTCTTCTTTTGACGGGACAAATACGATGACATCCCATCCTTCTTCAAGTAACGGCTGCTCGAACTTGCGGTACACATTGTAATCGGAATATCCGGTTACTTCAAAACCGTTTTCTATGGCCGAGCTGGTTTCATGAATCGGCGTAATTTTTACGATAAACTTCTTTTTGTCAAACAGCGCAGAAAGTTCCTTCGCATCAAGAATGGTCTGTGCCGTAACAGGGAAATTCAGGGTGTATTTCCTTCCTTTCGGCATAGGAAGTTCTTTGGCCAATGCGGAAATTTCCTGAAGCGAAAGGCTCTTTCCGTCAAACAATTCGTTTCGCTGTGCTTCGTCGGTAGAATTGATGGAAAACTGCAGTCCGGCTTCTCCGTGGTAGAACTCGTTCTTGATGTCGCACCAGGTAAGAATAAAATCTTTCAGCCGTTTGTTGGCTCTTGGCAGCATGGTCGATACAACCGGATGAACGGTGTCTGCCATTAGTCCGCATCTCTTTACGAGACTTTTCAGCTGCAGAGTAAAGGAAGGCACGTTTTCATTCCAGGTAGGCTCTCCCATCCGGGCGAAATGTACGTTGAATCTTTCTGTGTGGAATACATATTCATTTTCAATGATGGTTCTAATCTGATAGGCCAGTTCTTCCAGCGAAGCGTTACCATGGAATCCGAAACGGGGTACGTCGCAGAACTTACATTTCATCGGGCATCCTTTCTGCGTAGAGATGGTTGCCACCCATTTCTTGCTCAAGTCAACTTCTGTGTTGGCCACACCGTTTATTTCTTTGGTCAGGCCCAAGAAATCGGCCTTGATATTGTTTTCTTTTCCGTAGTCTCCCACGGTAAGAAATTCCAGCTTCTTTTCTGTATCAACATAAATCTTTCCTGTGTGTGTCTTGATTGTTTTCATTTTTCTTCTTTTTGGGGTTTTGGTTTGGTTTATTTGTAAAATTTGAAATCAAAAAATAGATAATTGCGCATCTTCGCACGAATTATCGACAAACATTTTCTTGAAGATGTAATAAAGCAATAGTTCGTTAAAAATTCGCCAAGCCTAAGCTGCTCTGGCAGTAAATAAAATGAGTTCTTTGAAAAGTTTGTCAATAACTTGCGGGT